TTGATCCACAAGCCAAGATTATGACCTTCTCGCCCGACGGTACGATCACGAGCAACGTAGTAATTTCGTACGAGAACCGTGAGCAGGCACAGATCAGCAACATGTTCCGACAGATGGAGAAAGGTACTTCTTTCTTCTACCCCGGATTTCGAAAGAACTACGCTACACCCGGTTGGTGGCTGAAAGACGCCCCTTTGTTCACAGGCTTCAAGTACCAAAAGTACAAAATCATCACAACTTCTGTCGCACATCTTGAAGAAGAGATGGTGAAAGTCACCAAGGAAACACAAGCCAAGGCTCGTGCGTTGATCAAGCCATTGCGTGTGTACGACAAGTTCAAGGCCTTCGATGAAGAACTGAACTCGATACACCACGCGAACTGGCAAGAACGGATCGAGCGTATTTCAAAGATTAGCTTCGAAGACATCAACCCGGACGATGCTGATTCTCTGATTAAGTTCATAGCTGCAAGAAAGAACTTCGGGCTGCAACTTCAGACCCACCTTGGGTATATAGGCAGTTGGCGCGCCAAGACAATCTCTGTGGACTATCAGAAAATCATCCCGATCTTGCTGCGGTACGGTGCTTTCCAACACATTGCAGAAACCCGCTTGAAGCTCTACGAGGAGTGGTATAATAAGAATCCTTGATGATTTGTACAGGATTATTATATGGCAACTGCTACTTACAGACTTTGGCAAAATTTAAAACGAAGAAAATACCAAAAGTATTACGCCGGAATAGACATTTGTGAGAAGTGGCGAATGTCATATGAAGCATTTTTGGCAGACATGGGAGAAATCCCTGAAGGATTGACTATTGATCGGATCGACAATTCCAAGGGATATGAACCCGGAAATTGTCGATGGGCAAATAGGCATGAACAAGCCGAGAATCGAAGGTCATCGGTGATGCTCACAGTTAACAACGAAACTCATTGTTTAGCATACTGGGCTAGAAAGTACGGACTCAATTATGCCACTTTAAGACATCGAATTATTAAGGGCATGGACGTAGAACAAGCTCTTACTACTCCATTGTTGGGGACTCGATAACATGATACCTACATGGAGCTTCTCCCGCCTTCAGGACTTTGAAAAATGCCGGTACATGGCATACCTAAAATATGTTGAGAAATCGCCAGAACCACCAAAGGTTCCTCCAGAGGGTAAGACAGAACACCCGTTGGACAGGGGCAACCGTGTCCACCTCGCGGCTGAGACGTTTGTTAAAGAGAATATTGAACTCATACCGGAGCTTCGTCACTTCGAGGAAGACCTTCTCGCACTTAAGAAGCTCTACGCTGATAACCGTGTCAGTATCGAGGAAGAGTGGGCACTGGACAAATCATGGACGCCTACGGCTTGGTCCGGTCCTGACACATGGCTCAGACTGAAGCTCGACGCGTTCGTACAACCCGATGAGAGAACGGGGGTAGTAATTGACCACAAAACAGGCAAAAAATTCGGCAACGAAGTCAAACACGCGGAACAAGGACAGTTGTATCAACTGGTCGCGTTTCTCAAGCACCCCGACCTTACTCAGATTACTGTGGAGTTCTGGTATCTTGACATCAATGATATTTCCAAAGTTACTTACAGTAGAGAAACTGGAATGCGCTTGTTGGAACGCTTCGATCAACGAGGCCGCGCTTTCACCGAATGCACGGACTTTAAACCAAATCCTAATATCTTCTCGTGTAAATACTGCCCATTTGGCAAACGAGGAACTGGCGTGTGTCCTAGCGCAGTTTAAGTTAATCGTTAAGACCAGAGCCAAGTTTGAGGGCATTTCATCTGACTATACAGCGCATACGGCTTGGCTCGTGGCGCAAGGAGAACTCTATCGTGTTGGACATCCCACCTTTGTTCGCACATCAACAGCAAACCGTAAAGCTTTTGGAGACGTCACCGATTGTTTTCGACGCTTCCGATCCGGGGACGGGCAAGACAAGATCAGCCCTAGAAGCCTTCGGTACGAGGAGGAAGGGCGGTGGAAAGGCGGCCTTAGTTCTTGCGCCGAAGAGTATTCTAAAGTCCGCTTGGGGAAATGATTGTGCCAGATTTACTCCGTACCTTAAATACTCTATCGCGTATGCTAGCAATAGGACCCGTGCCTTCGAGACGCCCGCTGATCTATATATCACGAACGTGGATGCGACGAAGTGGCTTGCGAAGCAGCCCAAGGCGTTCTTTGATAAGTTCGATACCCTTATCATCGACGAAGGGTCATTCTTCAAACACGCTACATCAGCGCGTTCGAAGGCGGCAGCTAAGATCGCTCCGTATTTCCAGTTTCGGGAGCTTATGACAGGCACCCCGAATAGCAACACAATCACTGACATCTGGCATCAGGTGTACATCCTAGACCAAGGAGCCAGACTTGGAAGATCATTCTACGCTTTCAGAAATACAGCGTGTACTCCTAAGCAGGTTGGACCGTCACCGAATATGGTCAAGTGGTCCGACAGACCGGGTATCCATGAAGCAGTGGCATCACTTATGTCAGACATCACTATCAGACATAAGTTCGAAGATTGTACTGATATCCCTGACAACTTTGAGTACACAACAGAGTTTGAGCTTAATCCGCAACATCGAGCGCATTATGAAGATCTTAGAAAACACTCCGTACTTGAGCTTGCCAGAGGCGACGTTAGCGCAGTTCATGCAGCGAGCCTTGCTACTAAGCTACTACAGGTCGCTTCAGGTGCTGCTTACGGAGAGGCTATTTCAGCAACCGATAAGTACTTCCTTATTGACTCAGATCGATACGAGCTTGTTACCGATCTTGCGAACGCACGGCAGCACTCTATAGTATTCTTCTTATGGACACATCAACGCGATGAACTCATTAAACATGCTATGGCTAGCGGTCTCACTTATGCCGTTATTGACGGCAGCACTTCTGACTCAAAGCGAGAAGAGATCGTCGCACAATATCAAATGGGTTTTTACCGTGTTCTATTTGCCCATCCTGCAAGTGCTGCTCACGGTCTTACTCTGGTTAAAGGTACAGCAACAATCTGGGCCAGTCCTCCCCACAACCTCGATTGGTTCGTACAAGGTAACAGACGTATCTACCGTACAGGTCAGAAGCACAAGACCGAGACTATCATCGTTGTCGCCAAAGACACGATAGAAGAGAAGGTATACGCTTCTCTGATGAACAAGAACGTCAATATGCAGAGTTTGTTAGGGATGTTGGAATGATCAAAGCAATCTTAACTAGATTACTTCTGTCTAACAAGATTACTCTTGCTAAGATAGAGCACTTCAAAAAGACCAAAGAACTTCAAGCGGGCGGTACTTTTATTGCTTATTGTCATCGTAGAGATCGATGGGTAGTAGATCATTTAATCTTTGCCGATATGGATAAGCAGCTTCTCTACAAAACCAAACGAGCAGCCCTTGTGCGCTTTGAGCAACTAGCGAACCTATGATCCGTGATATACTATAGACTTTATACCTATTAAATCATTATCATGTCGAGAAAACAAACCGCCGCTAGTTTTTGGGCTAGAGTAAATAAAACAGACTTATGTTGGGAATGGACAGGAGCTTGTAATTCTTCTGGATATGGGACCGTTAGTTGGGATGGAAACGTGTATACCGCGCACCGCATAGCGGCATGGATATCAGGTATGGTATCGCACCCATCCGCTCCCCAAGACCCGTTAGAAAAAGGGTATGTCTTACATAAGTGCGATAACAGAAAGTGCTGCAATCCGGACCATTTCTTTGTAGGAAATTACTCGGACAATCAAATAGATGCATATGCAAAGAAGCGAAGGGCGCAACCAAAAGGGCAGTACCATTCCAATTCCAAACTTACAAACGCACAAGCTGCTGAAATAAGAGCACGGCTACGCGCCGGAGAACTGCAAATCCCGTTGTCTAAGGAGTACGGTGTGTCGCAACGCGTTATTAGTCTTATTAAACGAGGAGAGACATATCATGCATCCTTCTAAGCATATTCTATGTTTGGATATGGAAACTTTCTACGACAAGGACTACTCCTTGCGTAAGATACCAACAAGCCTATACGTCAAAGACGCTAGGTTCAAAGTACATACGTGTGCATTCAAGAAGGACGATGGTCCTGTTGAAGTACGTGTTGGTGATGACGAGATTAAGTCGTACCTAGCCCAAATAGACTGGGACGATACCTCTGTTCTCGCACACCACACTCAATTCGACGGGCTTATCCTTGCGCATCACTATGGCATCATACCGAACTACTATCTCGACACTCTTTCTATGGCTCGTGCAAAGTTTGGTAGCCGTAGCAGTAGTGCTCTGGATCATATTACTCAGTTTTTGGGCATGGCTCATAAGTCCGATGACGTAGAGTTTGCGAAAGGCATACATGAACTTGAAGGCGATGCTCTCAACCGCATGGTTGAATACAATGCGAATGACGTTGAGATTACTTATGCTCTGTTTCAAAGGCTTCTTCCTTTTCCTAGCGCTGAACTTGACCTTATTGATCTTACTGTACGGATGTTTACGCAACCCGGATTCGAGATTGACGTACCAAGAGCGCAAGCGGAGTACGAGAAAGAAGTGGGACTGAAGGCTGCACAGATGCTGCAAGCCGGTCTTACCAAAGATACGCTAGGCAGTAGCGAGAAGTTCGCAGCATGGTTACGCAATCAAGGCATCGTCCCACCTATGAAGATGTCAGCCAAGCAGAACAAAGCCGTCTACGCCTTCGCTAAGACCGATCTGGAGTTCACTGCATTATTGGAGCATGAGAATGAGGTGGTTCGATTTGGAGTTGAGGCGCGACTTGGAGCAAAGTCAACCGGGAATGAATCTAGAGCCAAACGCTTTGTTGATGAAGGTAGCCTTGGACCACTCCCCGTGTATCTTTCATATTATGGAGCACACACAGGACGATGGTCGGGTGGCAACAAGATTAATCTTCAAAACCTCAAGCGGGGTGGAGAGCTTCGAAAGTGTCTTATCGCTCCGCGAGGTTTTGTTATTGGCGTCGCTGACTCAGGACAGATCGAATGTCGAGTTAACGCGTGGCTTTCCGGGCAGACCGACCTCTTGGACAGGTTTAAGCAATACGATGCGGGCGACAAATCATTCGATCCCTACCGAAGAATGGCTTCCGCTGCTTACGGTATTGACGTTGACGATGTGGACAGCATTAAGCGGTTCATCGGAAAAATTGCAGTTCTTGGCCTTGGATTCCAAATGGGGGCTGCGAAGTATCAGGCTACACTCGCTTCTGGCGCTATGGGTCCCAAGGTTGACATCGACATCAACAATGCCTACCAAATCGTTAATATGTATCGGACCAACAACCCCTTCATCGTAGATATGTGGGCTAGATGCGAGGGTATGCTCAACGAGATGAACCGCAATGTGCAGGGCGAGTACAAGTGCATCAAGTGGAAGGGACAGCGTGTGTTCCTGCCTAACGGTATGTATCTTGACTATCCCGATCTCGACATTGAAACAGACCCGAGGACTGGTCGTGATCACAAAACCTTTAAGGTCCAAGGCGTGCCACGCGGTATCTACGGTGGCCTGATGCTTGAGAATATCGTGCAGGCTCTTGCGAGGATCATCGTATCTACGCAGATGACCGAGATATCCAAGCGGTACAAGGTTCTGACCATGACGCATGACGAGATCGTGTGCCTGATACCAGAAGACGAAGCCGATGCAGGCTTCCAGTACATGTATGAATGTATGACTACGCCACCGGATTGGTGTGCCGATCTTCCCCTTCAAGCGGAGGGTGGATGGGCACGCGAATATAGCAAATAATTGTAAAACGTAAAGGAAAGGTGTATACTATGTCAACTGTTGGAGAATTATCAGACCAAATGTGGCTTCTTCGTGAGAAGAAACGAGAGCTTGAAGCACAAGCTTCCGCAGTTGAGAAGGAAATCGCTCCACTTGAACTTCAGTTATTGGAGCTAATGAAGAATCAGGGTATCGAGATGGGTCGCGGGCAGTATGCGACCTTCACCCGCAAAGAATCCGTAGTACCAGTTGCAGAAGATTGGGATGCCATCTACAAGTACATCGCTCGTAATGGTTACTTCCACCTGCTGCATAAGCGCTTAAGCGAAGCTGCATGTAGAGAGTTGTTTGAAAAGAACGGCGCTATCCCCGGAATGGTACCGTTCACTAAGGTAAGTATCCGGTTAACCACAAAACAAGATCAAGGAGCTATAGATGGCTAAAGAAGAAAGCACTGCAATCGTTAACATCGCGGAGGCTATGAAGGCAGAACTTGCTAGCATGGCGCAACGTGTTGACGCTACACCGACCTCGTTTGTTAACCTTACCGGCAAGAAGTTCACCTTCCCCGACAAGACTGAACACGCAGGTCCCATCACTTGTGTGATCATCGACTTCATCAACTCTTATTCTTACTACGATACTCCGTATAAGAAGGGTGTTATCACCGAAGCTGCTTGTCACGCTATTGGTCAACTGACTAGCGAGATGGAGCCTCTGGATACATCTCCTAACAAGCAGTCTGCCAAGTGTTCTACTTGTCCTCAGAACCAATGGGGTTCCGGCGCAGGTGACGGCAAGGCTTGTACCAACAACCGTATCCTCGCAGTCGTTGCTCCAGACAAGCAAGACTCTGGTGAGATTCTGCTCATCAAGGTCAGCCCGACCGGTATCAAGCACTTCGACAAGTACATCGCATCCATCGGTACTAAGTTTCAGGTACCTGCTTGGGGCGTTGTTACCGAGATCAGCTTCAGCGATGACACCTTCCCGTCTCTGCGCTTCAACTTCGTCGAGCCTAACAAGCAGGACGATCTGATGAAGGCGTACAGCCGTAAGGGCGAGGCACTCAGCCTCCTGACTAATGCGTAATGTCTCTTAACTGGAACATTGGCAGGGCGTTAGATTCTTATGCTTCGTTGTGCGATGTAGTCAATCGCATGACGGAGGATGAGATACATAAGGCGTTGGAGATTGAGAGTTCAACCAAGCGTAGGACTGTCATCATCAACCGCCTTATCGCCCGTCTCGTCAGGATGAATGAGCTAAGATACGTAGCAGAACTAAGAGAGAAGTATGCGCGAACCTAGTGTTATCGTTAAGCGTAACCCTATCACTACTTTGATCCTTGATCTCAAGCGCAAAGTTGCGGAAAAGAGACAAGCAATCCAAGTAGCCACGGTTGAGATGAAAAGTCTTGAGCGCGACTTATATCTTCTTGAAAAGTCTGCTAATATTCCGTCTGGCTCCAGTGACTCTCCATAGTCACTTTTAGGGGACAGGAACTCTCTCCCTCCTGTCCCCTTCTTTTTCGGAGTTTCCCATGCGTAACAAAATCGTTCAGATAGTAAACGCCCCTTTTGGTACTACAGCAGTATTCAATACTGGGGATGGGTATGATTACCTAGACATTACCCTTTTAGCATTGATGGATGATGGTTCGATCATCGGAGAGTTCGTGGCAGGCTCGCGGATAGGTAACTTCGAAGGTACCATCACTAGAGATATATGCAAAGAATGCGGAGAACTACAAACTGTCAGCGGCGACTGCCCGGCATGTAAACTTATATTCTTTCCTGAGCCTGACCCGCAAGATGGCGCATAAACCCGAAACAGGATTTACTCATTCTATCCACAGGTACGTGCCTGCGGCTGTGTACTACATGAAGAACAACAACCCCTATTGCGCGGGTGTTCCGGACGTATGGTACTCAGGCAAGAAGGGCGACCTATGGATTGAATACAAGTGGTTGGCACAGAAGCCGGTGAAGTCCTTCACGCCGGATTTGTCCAAACTGCAAAGCAAGTGGCTTGGTGCAAGGCATGACGAAGGACGTAACGTAGCAGTTATAGTAGGGTTCACTGGTGGTGCTATTGTGCTTACCACTCCTATTGAATGGGACAGTGTGGTGTTGATCAACGACCACACCATACTTACCAATAAGGAGGTAGCAGAATGGATCATCCATGAATGTGCTTAAATTTTTAAGCAAGACAGCGTTTGGGGCGCACGCTGTCTACAAAATAGTCCTAGCAGTAGTTTTAACCTCAACTTTAATAAAGGAGCAACGCAATGTTTCAGATCGAAAAAGGCATCGCAATTTCCCAGTCAGCCACTAGCACTTTGATCCGTGCAACCTACCCCTTCCGTCAAATGGAAGCCGGTGATTCCGTGTGGATCGACGGCGCTGATGCTGTCCAAAAGAAGGCCATCAACAACGCTCGTGGCGTTGGCAAAAAGATCGGCGCTTCCTTTGTATTCGAGCAACAACAAACTGGCGTCCGTATCTGGCGTAAGGCTTAATACTCTCCGCCAAGCCGGGGGTGGCGGTAATAACTCCGGCAGCTAGGGATCGCACCTGCTTTTCACGACTTACCGACGCGAGGCCCTAGCAATTTTCCTTACGCAAAACCAAAAAACCGGAGTAATATTTGGGTTCAACCCTGTATAAAAAATCCGCCGGGAGCCAAGTATGGAGCAGGTATTTCTTGAGGCAAAAATGCCTCTCACTAAGACTTTTGCCCTAAAAAACAATGTCTTAGAAAAAACACAGTACCCTCTGGCTAAACAATTCAAGTCCCATCGTGTGACTATAACCACGATCAGCGACCTGTATAAAGCCATGATCAAGCACTCTTCTCTTGGGCACTGTATGCTCAAGGGCAGACTGCACCGTGACCTCAACTGGGAGTCACGCGCCAATAGCACGCTCCCCGAAGACGACACCGAACTGGTGGTGTTCGATCTGGACAATGTCCAAGGTTTCGCTACCCCTCAAGACTATATGGATAGCGTAGGATTGGCCGACCACAGCTACGTGGTTCAATACTCCGCGTCCTATAAGGTTGACCCCGCCAAAACGGGTCTGTCCTGCCATATTATGCTTATGGCTACGACGGTAGGAGCAGTCAAGCTGAAATGCTATCTTCAGCACCTCAACCTGACCAACCCGATTCTGTCCAAGCAGGTTTCCCTGACGGCTACAGACGTAGCCCTGTCATGGCCTCTTGATGTAACCGTCGCTCAGAACGACAAGCTCATCTACATCTCCGCGCCGGAGTGTGTTGGATTCCCTGACCCAATGCCGGTCAGAATACATCTCGTAAAAAAATCTACAGATGTATTCGATATCCCATCCGATACTCCAAACTTAGAGAACACAGAGAAGGCCAGACGCCAGAAGATTAACGAGCTTCGTGCGCACAAGGGGCTAGCATCCAGACGATTCTGGAAGATGAAGGAAGACGGGAGCGTCAACTATGTCCCTAACCCAACGGCTGTACTCGTTACTGGGGTTAAAACAGAGAGGGGGTATACGTATCTCAATCTCAACCACGGAGATTCATGGGCATACTATCACCCGGAAGATGATCCACGCGTCATCTCGTCTTTCAAGGGTGATGGCCCCTTTCGCACAAAAGACCTCTGTCCCGACTACTGGAAGGAAGTATCGAAGGATATCGACTATAAGCCAGTTGCCGGTGTTATACATATGGCGTACAGGCAGTTTTCAACGGCGCAGTACTTTAATCTTATATATGATCAGAACACCCACGACATACAGATCGCCAAAGCCAACAGCCTCACGCAACTCGAACATTTCATGTCGCAGTACAACAAGCCGTGGACCGGCGAACCAACAGACTGGGAGCACATCTATGACCCAACTCCCGTTGCTCCAGAGGCTTTCAACCGCATTGATGGCGAAGCTCGTACCATAAACCTATACATCCCACCGAAGCTGCTCAAGTCTTACGACGAAACCAAGATGTATCAGTTACCAGACTCGATCTGGAACGTAATCAAGCACGCTTGTGGAGGTCATGAAGAGTTCGCTATGAACATGATTAACGGATGGGCCTACATCATGCAGACAGGCAATCCAGTGCATACATGTATGGTACTTCATGGAACAACAGGCACAGGTAAGGGCATTATCATCAACGAGATACTGCCAAGGGTATTCGGAGAGACAAACATCTCCATCCAGAAGCCGATGGTAATGAATGAACCGTACAACGGATACATGGAGAATGCCCAGATCGTAGTGTACGAAGAAGTAGATGCAGCAATCATACGTAACGCAGCTTCAGCAAGTTCTTTCCTCAAGAACTCCATCACAGAACCAACAATCACAATCCGCAAGATGTACACAGAGCCTCGCTCTATCAAGAAGAGATGCTCGATAATGATGACCGCCAACAGCGCGGCTCCTGTATCAATCCCCTACGAAGACCGTCGCTTCAACTGCGCTGAGTACCAAAGCTCCAAGTTCACCACAGACGATCAGGGTATTGACCAGATCAGGCAAGATTGCGAAGAGTTCTATGGCTTCTTGCGCCAGTACAAGTACGACTCAGATGCTACCCGAAAGATCATCCAGACGGATGCTCGTAAGAAGATCATGGCTACCTCAGCCACAGGTCTGGACGAGTTTGCAGAAGAGATCGTCAAGAAGGGTAACTTCATGTACCTGCTAGACATGCTGCCTATGAACATCGAAACGGACGTTCAGGTTGGCAAGCTGCCTACCAAGGAATATGCACAGGTTGTAGCGCTCCTGTTCAGCAAGATTCACATGAAGGAACAGACTATCGCTATATTCAGGGACGAACTCAAGATTCTACTCATGTACCTGTTCAGCAACATCCCCGAAAATCCCGCAAAGTTCAGTTCTATGGTCAAGCATCACCGTATGTACATGGACGTAGTTCGCAGGGATGGCGCTGTTGGACGAGGCATCTATGTGAAGTTCAAATTCACTGACGACGATCTGATTCAAGCAAGCAACATCTATTCAACAACATTAAAAGGACTAGGAAATGAGTGAGCCGCAATTCTCCCCCTGCGAACAAGCACTACACGTCGTACATGGTGCACGACGTGAAGCATATGGAGATGCCGCACAGAGCCTGCGTACCATCGCAGACCTGTGGGGTCCGATTCTGAAGAAGCACGTAACCAACGAGGAGGTGGCGCTATGTATGATTCAGCTAAAGATTGCCCGTGAGCTTAACAAGCATCAAGACGACAATCTTACGGATATTTGTGGGTATGTCGAGATTCTTAACCAGAGCATACAGGAGAGCGGACATGGCGGTTCCTAAAGGAATGGTGACGATGAGCAACTCTGCTATGGGAATAGGTTACGATCCCGCCCAATTGTCTAGCTACCAGAACAACTACGAGATGGAGATTCGCAGATTGAATATGCAGATGGCGCAGATGGAAGCGGAGAACAAGATGAAAGACTCGAAGCTTGTGTTGCAGTTCTCCATCCACAAGGCAGTTAACGGCTACATTCTCAAGTGCAATTCAGAGCAGTACATTATGAGCAACGTAGATGATTTATCCGACCAACTGAAGGTCATTCTTGTGAAGAACAAATTCGAACAGGAGGGGGTATGAGATGGCTCCGCAAATGGCTCCGTAACTGGCTAATCGAAGATACATGCGTGGGCGGCCCAGTCAATGCTTCTTCTTTCCACCGCAGACAAGGGTTTCACTTCATGGAAGCGGAGAACGGATACATCATTGAGTATTACGACCATCGAGCAGACGTAACTCGCCTGTTCGTGTGTTCGCACAACGAGGATATATCGGCGTTCATCCTGTCCACATTAACCACTGTAAAACTGACGAGGTAATCATGATCAAATATCAGAAATACGAAGGCATTATCGTTGAAGTCGTATCACGCGGACACTTTCCAACTACGATTATGGTCAAGACCCCTGATGGCCGCACTCTGGAAGTTGAGCAAACGAGCTTATCTTCTGTGTAGGATCATAGCCATTAGGCGTATGTTGACAAAAAATTAGGCCCCTTTCGGGGCCTTTTGATTTATAGCACGGCGAATAGCCCTGAAATATACTATCCTCTTATGCCAATGCCCGCGTTGCCCGGTGTTAGGCCGCGCAGAGAGGTATGAGGCTTGAACACATCGGCTACAGCGCGCCCTGCGTTCGAAGTCATCTGCGCTAGCAGGCTAGGGTTCATGTGATCTTCTTTGATATACCCGCCCGGCTGACCACCGCGTATAAAGCTACGGGCCTGTTGGGCTTGCACAGCATTCTGGTGCATGACAGGGGCAGTAGCAGGACGAGGTGTTGCCATAGCCTGACGTAATGTCGGCACTTGTGGGAGCAGAGCCTTGTCCAGAGCCTTAACCCCCTGCTTAGCGGCCAGTCCGATCTTGGGAGCGTACTTCGCACCCATACTCAGAGCGCCCGCCGCATTGGCACCACCACCGGCCATACTAAGAGCGCCTAAGCCTGCTTCGACCATGTCGCCATTTTCCATGCCATTACGTACAGCACCCATGCCCAGACCGAACGAGTTGATCGGGTTCCAAGCACCGCCCGGAAGACCGGCATCAGGTTGACGCCAGTAGTCTGCTGCTCTGTAGAATAAGTTGTCGTCCATGATTAAATTCCTCTTCCGCTAGCTACATCCGAAGCCGTTCCGATAACGGGTCCTAGCATCGAAAACCCTGCCGGATGTCCGAAACCTACGTCTTGCATCGCCCTGTATATAAATTCCCACTTGCCCATCAGTGACGAGTTCTGTACTGCTCCCATCATAGCTTGATCCCAACCTACGTCAACCCCTTTAAGCAGATGTTTCATACCGCCTGCGGCTAGAGCTACAGGAATTGCACCCATCAGCAACGACAATGGTACGCCGTTCTTGTGGTTCTTGTACTCATCAAACGCCCTGCGCAACACGTCCTCGTGGAACGCAAAGGTGAAGCGCTTCATGTGTGCCAAGATAGCAAAGCGAGGGTCGTTCATCCAGATAGCAGTGTTGCTCTTCGAGGGGATCGCAAGCGCCTGATGCATGAACAGGTGAATCGCATTAGCGATCTTCTCTGGCACCTTACCATTCTCATCACGCGCCAGATGCCCGTGCTCGTCGATCTTGATATCTTCGGGCGTAAGACCTACGTCTGCCAAGAACCTACCGCTCTCACCCTCACCTGACTTGTGGGCAATGATGAAGCGCTCGGCAGCGCCGGCAGCAGCGGCGTGTTGACTACGATGCCATCCTTCCATGCCGTTGTACTTGAAGAACATCTTGCTGATCTTGTGCGGCATACCGGACATATGCACGCCGTTCTGTAGGAACTGCATATTGTCGATAGCAGAGTCACGCTCAATAGCCCCGATCTCTTCGGCCAGTTGATGTTCGTGGTCTTCGATAGGAGTACCGAACAATCCGGCGGGGATACCTGCTAGGCCAGTGCCCATAGCGCTGAAAGCATCGCCCAAATTACCGCTGCGTGCAGCTACTGTCATGGGTTCCACTAACTGACTAAACATAGCCAGAGGGAGGGTCACTATGTTGGTAGCTGTTAGTGCCCAGTTTTGCGCGGTGCGCATGGCCGGGGTCATTGAAGCACCAAGGCGTCCTTCCATCATAGAGATGTAGTCACCGACCTCAGCCTTCTGTGCAGAAGACAGCTTAGGATCGCGTGCGATCTTGGCGATTGCCTCTTTCAGTGCGCCGAGGTCCTTACCGAACACCTTCTCATGCGCGATGGATTTCGTATGGCGCATCAGCAAGTGCGGGAAGTACATGGTCGGATCGTGCTCCATGTACTTGGACAGATCACCCCAGTGGCCGGGGGCAATATCTCGAACTTCGATCCCATACATACCTTCGATGGAGTTGATGTCATGCATCGTCTTCACATCACCGGCATAGGTCATATTAGCGTTGATCAACGCATTGACTATGGTATTCGCCGTCTCTCTGTCAGCATCGGTAAGAGTACGTGGCTTAGCCCAACCCCTCTCCTTAACGTCATACAGGAACGCTTCCGGGTTGTCGTTGATAACGTCCATGTTCCAGATGACTTCAGGACGGTCTTGCGTATACATCCCGTTGTCCTTCATCCACTTCTGTAGCTTCTTGCCTGCATCGGAAGTGACTTCCCTACCAGACAGCAGTTCGGCAAGCGCGTCCCTAGTAGCCTTGGAGTCAATACCACCCATAGTTTTGCTCAGATCGTTCGCCAGTTTGAAAGCTTCGATCTTGTGGCGGGCTTCGAAGCCTACCTTACCGTGAGAGCCAGAGTACCAGTCAGCAATCTGATTAACCGTTTCATGGTTCATCCTACGCATACGGGTGACGCTAGAATCCATCAACTTGTGGGCTACTTCCATCAACGGCTTCAGGGTTTCGCTCAGGTTGTCCAGAGCAGTATCGGTGTAGGTCATACCAAGACCTTCCTTGGCTGCATACGGACTCCCAATATCCACCTTGCCTTGTTCCCATGCATCTATGAACTTAGTCACTTGCTGCGCTTCAGTAGACGCACGAATGATCCAAGCGAGGAAGCGCTTCACCATCTCGAATGCAGACTTGGTGTCCTCACCGATGCTAAGCATCGGCTTACCATCTGCTCCATGCAGATGCGAGAACTGGAACATATAGGCAGCGTATTCGTCAGGCTTGCCTTCAATGCGTGCGATCTCTTCCTCTTGCCCAAGAGCCTTGAGGATTGCGTTCACCTTCGCCTGCATGTGCTTGGTGTTAGATACACGCATGATCTTTTCTGCCACCTTCTTATTAGCAGGATCATCGCCGTCACGTTGCAGAGCGTTGAGCAGAGCATGGATAGCGCCGTGGTGCATGAACGACCACATCTGAGGTAGAGCCAAGGCGCTGTTGATCGCCACTGTATATTCGCTAGTCTTCTCCGGCTGCATATCGCCGTTTTCGTCTAGCACAGGGCCTGATGTGTTGACATAGGCACTGCCTACATTCTTCATCATCTTCTTGTACTGGGCTAACAGTTCGTCAGCACTGCCTTGAAGATGCGCCACAGTTTCTGGCGGCAGGACGTTCATCTTGGAGTAGCGGTACGTAGGATCGGCCTCGCGTTTGGCCCTGTTGGCGAACAGTTCGTCGTGCGGGTGCCCGTTGTTAGGCGGGAAGTTAGGGTCTAACTTCGTGTCTATCGCACCCATGCCAGTACCCGTTGATGCTTGGTATGCATCAGGGTTGTACTCGTGGCTAAAGTCAGCGCTAGGAGTAGCCTTCTCCTGTGCGTTACCGACATCCCCTTCGGTTGGAGCGACCAGTTCGTTGTACGCAGGGTTGGCTACAGAGAACGGTTTAGCCAAAGGCTCAAGAATAGACTTAGCTCGCTTGAGCATAGCCACTACCTGCCCCAAAGTACCTCCGTTAGCCACCACGCCCGGCTGATCATTGCGTGCGATCTGTCGATCTATAAGCATGATGTGTGCTTCGAGCTTGCCCGGAACAGATTGTAGGTCCGTCATCATCTCCGGGTCTTTTGCAATGATTCCTTCTAGTGTTGCACCGGCACCGAACCCTTCTTCTGAATCTTTGGGGCGAACCAGTGAACGGTCAAACGCAGTGAGTTGGTTCCGGAAGGTTTCGCGGATCGCGGCATCTCCTTCCAGAGTAGGACTTTGTTGTGGCCGACCATCAGTAAAGCCATACACGTCGGGAGAGGTTGTACCTTCGTCTGCAAGTGCGTCGCCTTCGTCCTTCAAAGGGGTTGTCTCGTATTGCTTTTCCAACGGGACTTTACTGTTACCCGCCTCGTGGGCTTGGCGTTGCTTCATTTCAGTCATACGACTGACTTCCACATCGGACATACTTACGCCATACAGACCTTTAAGCGCTTCCACTTCATCACGCAGGAGTTCTGCTACAGCAGCAGGCCACTCAGGGCCGGTGGTGTCGATGTCCCCTATGACTTGCGAGGCTTGGGTCTGCGTGAACTCACCGCCCTGTCCTTCGTCCAACAGCCGTAACTGGAACAGCGCCTTTACCTTCTGTGCATCAGGACCGTTGACCAAGAGATGCATTACATCTGCTTCCGTACCATTGTCCAGAGCGCGCTCCAGTTCTTGACTGAGCAGATACGCCACGTTGGTCTTATAGAACTGCTGCAACTCGGCACGAGTCTGCTGCGATACACCCTTCTGGGTACCGTTGTTCAGAGCGATGCGGGTTTCAAGACGCTGCTTCTCGGTAAGCAGGCCCTTTAGCCCGTTCTTCCAAACGAGCATCTCTTCCTTGGGTGCAAAGCGCATCGTGTGGGACTTGCTCTGCTCGTCAGCTATCTTCTCGTTCAGCGCAGTAAGCTGCCGTTCTAACTCACTAGCACGCTCGTCACCAGTAACAGGCGTGTTGAACTCGACACGATCTTCCGAAATCTTGTCTAACTTGCTAGCCCAATAAAGAAAGCGGCCAATCTTATTAGCAACATAGTCGGTGTCAGTCGATGCCCAATCCGATATACGCTTCTTTCCGCTAAGTGCGAACGCATCCACCAGATCGCCGTAAGTTACGGACGACTCATATTGCCCCTTGTTAACGATACCGCCCCGTACTGCCGCGCCTTCCGATACCACAAGGTTGCGTAGCTTGTTCTGTAGCCCCGGCACGGACTCCATCTGCATACCCACAAGCTTGTACTTGCGCTTGCCAGTGAGGTGCTCCATAGCCTTCATGAACAAGCCCATCTGGGTGGCCTTGGACAACTGGCTCATATTGCCATTGAATCCTCTGTTAGCCAGAGATGCAGCTATGAGGTTAGGCATATGAATGAACACTTCACCACCCGCACCTGTCATGCGCAGAATACCTTGCTTCATTTCCTTGGCGGTGGTGATCTCGCCTGCTCTGTCTTTCTCCAGATAAGCAAGGTCACGATTAGCTTTATCAACCGCCGCTTGGTCACGCGCCAACTCTGCATTAACACGAGCTTGCTTGGCGCGCTTGATGGCTACAGCGTACGGGTCCTTGAGGACAATGTCCGGTGCATTCTTGAAGTCGATAGCAGCGAAACCATCCTTTGTTTCTTCCTTGAGGAAGTCACCAAGGGTGATGTTGACCTTACCGTCCTCAGAACGGAGTAGCGGGAAGTCGCTCTGCTCTTTGACAAACGCAGCTAGAGCTTTCTTGTTTGCTACGGACGGGTTCTGGGATACAGCCAGACGAAGGTCACGCCCATCCAGAAGGATACGCTCCGTTTCGATTGGCAGTTCGCCGTAAATCTTATTGCCATCACTGTCCGTTGCAGTCAGCGAGAAGTACAGCCCTGTCAGTTCGCGCAGTACGTCTTCTTTGGTGACGCCGTTGCTGCCTCGGAACTGCTTAGCCAACAGCGCGGCGATATCCAGAGTAAATGCATCCTCTCCTGTACCAACTAGGATGCTACCCTTTGGTATATCGGACGATTCTTTCTCCGGCATCGGGGCGTTATCATCGTCCGACATCAGCCATTCATTCAGCAGATCAGTGTTGTTCGGCATGTACGCCGTGCTGACTTTCTCGAAGTCGCTCTGGTCCAGTTGCTCAAGCCCTGCTGTCTTGGGCGTAGCTACGATAACTCGGTACTGGTCGTATGTCTCAAAGAACCTAGATGGAGTGTTATACGACTTGCTCGCAGTACCCTTGCGCGCATTCATCCAGTAGATTTCTTCTGCGATCAGGGGAAGGTCACCGGTGTCGCTCGACTCAAGAAGCTCACGAGCCGTCTGTTCAGTCACGCTCTTGACGTATGTACGATGGCGCTCACGAGCGGAGAAGTAGTCTTTCCATACGTCGGAATCAAGAATCTTGTTCTCGGCGTTGGCCTCGTCATACATCTCCCACGCTTCCTGCATCTTAAGCTGTAGGGTAGCGATGGATACTTTCAAGTCACCGTAGCGAGTGGTCAACTCGGAGAGGCGCTTGGCGTCATCCGCTAGGATGTTGTCCATGTGATCTTGCAGCATACGGTTGCGGCTATGGATATTTCCGCGCTCGCCCCAAGGCAGCTTGGAAGACGCCCAGTCGTTCATCGTAACGGTAGAGATGTTGTGCGAGCCTTCCAACATGGCGCGCAGTTTCTTCAACTCAGCGATAAACTCACCGCCCGGATTACGAAACTGTTCGGTGTTTACTGGCGACAACGGCTTGGACTCGTAAGGAGTAGCTTCTGCATCATAAGACAGACCTGCTTCGTCCTGACCTACCAAGTTCAAAGTTCCGTCTTGCCCACCGTAGCCCTCGTCATCTGCCTCTCGTGGTAGAACGTCCTTCATCATCGCCACGGTTACAGACGAATCAGTAGAGTTACCTTCTACGTTAGCAGCGGGGTTGAGCAGACCGGCTTTGATCTTTGCTTGGTGGTGCATCGGATTGGCCCGCAGCAAGAGGGCTGTGCGAACGATGTCAGGCTTAGTGCCTGTATGGTTCGATATCTTCTGGACCATTTCCTCGTACACACGTTGCTGTTCGCGTTTCTTAACAGCCGTCTGCATAGGCGATTCGAAGGCAGAGGTATGCTGCGGAGCATACATCAATCGGGTTGCTTCTATTGCGTCAGTAAGCACCTTCTGATGTTCCGTATCGCCCTTCTTTGTTTGTCCTTCTATATTCCCACGCTCTCCAAGTACGTTCAAAACAGCGTCGGACAAGCGAACGGCTGTAGGATTACCCCCCGCTACCTTCTTAAACACAGCTTTGTAAATCTCAGAGGTGTATTTCTTTTTGCCACCAGTCAGATAGTTAACACTGCGCTCGAAGTCAGACATAGAAGAGAGCACACCCCCCTTCTCATTCCCTGCCTTAGCCAACAAAGCCGCGTTGTTACCGTTGTAGTATCCTACGATGGTCTTGACCGCATCGTTGATTTGCTCTTCGGACAGGCCGGTCTTATCCGCGTTCTTGGACAGAGCTTCGTACACTGCAACGGCAAGGTCGTCACCTTCCAACCCACCTTTGATGTTAGCGCCAGTCAGTTTGGAGAACGCTTCCGTTATGCCTGCGTTCTTACGAGCTTCGTTGATCTTGTTGATGTGCCCTTTAAGTGCTTCCAGTTCAGAGCCTGCCTTGGCCCTTCCTTCTACACCTCGTACCAGTTCTTTGGCAGTCATATACTGCCCGGTCAGTTCTTGATCGTCTTGAATGTTGCTGAGGTCGATCAGCTTGTCCGAAACGTCTTTGCTGCCTTCTATAGAATCGTTGATGTGTATGGCGCTGTTAATCGCGTCACGCATACGGTTAGCAAGCTCAGCGCGAGCAGTGACGGGGTCTTTAGCGCGGAGTTCAGCAGCGTTGGCTGCATCATCGAACGCCTTGCTAGAGTCGAGGTCTTCGACGCCCGTCTTGTAGATGGCATGAGCAGCAAGCACTACCTGCAAGTCTTCCTTGCTCGGATTCTTCTGCTCCATCACAGCCTGTGCGGCCTTGTTCGCGTCGGAGTGCGGAGGGAACTTACCAAGTACGTATTGCGCTGCTTCAATAGCAGCCGCGTCTTTCTGCGCGGTATTCATACCGGCGATAAGACCTTGCATACGCTCAGGAGTCTTGGCAAGGTTGCTCATCAGCGTCTGTGCTGACCCATCCTTGCCAAACAACACCTTGTTGGTAGTAGCCCCTAACGTACCGAAGGATGCGACCAGTCTATTGATAAACTTGTTCTGGCCGGACAACTCATCGATCTGATCCTTGATGATCGGAGTCCATCCGTAGACCTTAGCCACGTTGTGCATCGCCCGCACATTGGCTGCAAAAACGCCAATGTTATCAGCGGCGCTACCAAGTGCGTCGGTGGCTACACCTACGATGCCGTTCTTGGCGTAGGAGTCAGCCAGAGATTTGACAGCGTTGCTCTCCTGAATTTTGCCGAACAGGTCCTTGCCTGCTGTAAGGGAAGCCTCCCCTGCGGCACCTATTGCCTGACCGGGCAGGGTAAGCGCGTGACCGAAGGCACCACCAAGCACACCTTGGCGGAAGTTTTCCATATCCTCTGCGCTATCGTACTGATGCTCAGGGTTCAGTTGCTTCTGAGCGTAGTCGCTCATGCGGTTCTGGATAGCTTCTGTAGCACCTTCCCAACCCATAGTACCTGCGGCAGAGTCTAGTGCTCCGCCTACCTTCTTGCCGAACATACGCGCACCGATAGCTCCCGGTACGATTGCGTCAGGTACAGAGGCCGTGGCTGCATACTTGGAAGCGTTGCTCTGACGTACGTCAACAGGCAGTATAGCTTGCTCAGGGTCTGCGTATTGCTTGCCTACCTGCTCGCCGCGATTCATGCCATAGGCAGGGATTGCTGCTGCTACGGTCTTTGCTAGAGGCCCGAATGGAGTAATCGCAGCGGCTGCGATAGAAGGAAGCATAGAACCCGCACCCTGACCCATACCTGACATAGCGTACTGGGTGAGTGGGCGAAGGCCTTGTGTCAGGTTGCTTGCTTGTTCCCAAGTAGGAACCGCACCTCTTTCGAGGTTAGCTTCTTGCTGAAGTTGTTCCGCCCGATGCTTAAGGATCATCGCACCGACGCGATCACCTTTGCTTTCGGCATCAAGAGCTTCTTGGAACAGATCGCCTGCACCTTGACCCATAAAGGCAGACCGTAGCCCTTGCGAGAAATAATTCTCATGGGGGTTTACGGTCTGTTTTACTAAGTCAGCAGCTACGGATGTGTCGGTTTCGGGGGTGAAGCTTCGTAGTAACGACGGTCCGGGGGCGAAATCGGAAAGCAGGCTCATTATCTTCCTAGCGCTTGGTTAAGTTGAAGTTCCATTGCTCTTGCTTCTTCAGCAGATAGTTTACCTGATTTCAGAGCCAATGCAGCTTCTTCTGCCAAACGCTGACGAGATACATCCGATGCTTCTCCTATCGGGAACAATACTCCACCCCGACCTACAGCCATATCTGTATTACCGCCCACCAATCCCTTGAGAGAAGTCTTGGCGGCAGTGTATGGACTCATGCCCCCTCCGATAGACGGGAGGAACCCCGGATACGCAGTAGTTTTTCTGATGTCTGCATCCAGAGGGGACACAGGCGTAGAACTCCAGAAGGGAAGCGCGTTACGCTGACCTTCTACGTTCTTCATAGCATCGATGTGCTGAGATATCAGTGCTTCATACTGTCCCGGCGGCAAGTCTGCGGCGTCGATCACGTTACCGTTCTCGTCCTTCAATTGAGAGTTCTTAAGGTCGAACTCTGCGAGCATCTTCGCGCCCACGGACTTATCCTCGCCACCCAGAGCTTCGAAAAGCTTCATGGCGCGGTCACGGTTGCTGCTCTTACGATCCCAGAGCGCCTTCTGCGTATCGCGCATGACGCCCGCAAGAGTAGACGCACGCCCGATGAGGTTTGCCTGACCCTGCATACGGTTCTGCTCGCGGCTGATATCAGCATCCTGCTCTTGGTTATGAAGCTCAAGCAGACGCTGTTTATCATAGCCGTGCTGCCCACGGATGTTCTGCACATCCCCTGCCATGATGTTGTGCTGTTGGTTCCGTGCATCGGTCAGTTCCTTCAGACCTTGCGACAGCTTCTCACCTACCAAGATGCTACGAGGATGGCGAGAGTTGGCCCAGTTCATGTACCGTTCGCGCATGTTCTCACGAATCCCGGCGTTCTCGTCCGGGATTGCGTAAGGGGTGTACTTCTCGTTGGGGTCAGTTGCCTGCTTCACTAGTTCTTTACGCCATGCAGGCTCCGTGTCGGTAGCACCCTTGTACAGCATCGCGTCATCAAGCATCTCTTGGATAACGTCGTACTGCGTACGGGGTGCAGGAGCAACCCCTTGCGCAGGCTGTGCGCCGTTACCCTGCGGACGTTGCTGCATGTCAGCCTCTTCTTCCGGGGATACGCCCGGAGCAGACTGAGCAGACACGCGGGCCGCTTCCTGCGCGTCGAAGGCCGCACGGTCTTCTGCGTTGAGCAAGTGCTTAGCCGCTGCATCAGTAGAGGATGCCATATCCACGGCAGTACCTACTGGTCCGAATGCGTTGGCTACCGCGCCTGCTGCATGGTGCAAGAAACCCCTGTCGATGTTGCCGCTCTTGTCGAGCTTGTTCAGGAACTGTCCATCCATCAGGTCGCCCAAAGCTGCGGTGCCTTCGTAGGCCACACCTACGCCGGGGATTACCTTAGCCAGACCCTTGCCGCCCCACTTGGCAGCGCCAAGTGCAGCCTTACCCACCCTACCCTTGGGGGCGAGATAGTCTTTAGCTGCATCCCCTGCGCGAGCAGTAATACTACGCAAGGGCGCTCTACCCTGACTAGCAGTAGTGGCACGTGTGGCTGATTGGGGGCCGGGGCTATCCCAGTATCCGCCGCTCGGCTTTGCTTGCGCGAGAATCTCCGCCTCTGCGGGGTTGGGGTTGATGCTCGACTTAAGAATATTATTCAGTTCGGCTTCTCTCTGGGCGGCACCCACATGCGCGTTGCTACGTGGATCAAACGCAAGATCGGACAACGGGGAAATAGCCATTTCTTACTCCTTAAGCCGTAGGCTCGTAGAACTTATTCTCGGATGCCAGTGTACCAACACCGGCCATAGCAGATTGTGCCATACCCGCGTACGCATTTCCAGCACTGACCATGATCTCGGCCACACCTCTGCTATGTGCAGAACTCATCTGGGCGCCTGCGACAACCGCCTGTATCTGAGCCTGATAAGCAGCCACGCCAACCTGTGCTTCAGTAGCAGAGGTCTGTGCCTGTACGCGAGCGTTCTCTGCGGCTGCGTTGACCTCTGCCACATAAGCAGCGATCTTTGCGTTGAACTGGCTGACGTAGGCCTGAGCCTCTGCCGAAGCAGCTTCGACGCGTGCACGGTACGCCTGTATCGCTGCGCTATACACCTGAGCCTTGCCGTTGTTCGCAGAGGTGATGCCGTCGATACCCGAAGCCTGTGCTTGAATCTGTGCCTTGTACGCATCAACTTCTGCGCTGTACGCATCAACCTGTGCTTTATATGCGCCGATCTTGGCAACCTCGCCGTTGATCTGAGCAGAGTACCCCTGCCATTCAGCGGTCTTGGCACCGACAAGTGCGGAGTACGCCTGCACTTCCGTACCGAACATATCCACCTTCAGCTTCTGAATCTCTGCCTTGGTAGCCACGCCATCAAGGATCGCCTTGTATGCGTTGGCTAGAGCACCATACGCTTGTACCTGTGCGGTGTAGGCCTGCACGCGAGCGCCATCGACCTCTACCTGCGTCTTGATACCTTCGAGTTCAGCCTTGTAGACTTCGTAGATGGCAAGCGCGGCCTGCACGCGAGCACCATAGACAGAAGCCTCTGCCTTGTAGACCTCGATCTGTGCAGATACGATCTTAACCATAGTGTCGTACACAGCCACCATAGCTTGCAGGATGTCACGAGCGTACTCAAGGGAGTGGCCGTTGAGAGTTACACAGTGGCCTGCCCACTGCATGACAGCCCCCACCGCCAGTTGACGGAGGTTCTGGGATTGAGTCATAGCCCACTGCATATTCTGTTGCTCAAGCTCCGCCTGCTTAATAGCGATCTCGAAGGCGACACGGGTGTTGTTGTCCGACACGCCCTGACGAGCCTGAAGCACGGACGACATCATCGCCCCAGACGGGATTGTGAAACCCCGCTTGGCACCTTCGGAATAGATTACATCTACATTCTTAATGTATTCCTCGTTGGTCTTGTCGCGGGCACGGTCATAGATGGCCTGCTCAACAGCGGGAGGAAGCGCAGTACCGCCTTGAAGGAATTCGTTGTACTTGGCCTCAAGCTGAGCCATCGCGTTGAAGAACTCTGGGTTGATGAACCGCAGATAATCTTCCGCTGATTGCCGTACGGCTTCTCGCATTACTGGGTTAATTGCCGCATAGTCCTGACGGTACGTTTCTGCGAAGTCACCGGGCTGTGCCAGATTTACCGTAGGTGCTACTGCGGTAAAGTCGGGAATTACCGCAGTAGGTGCCGGGGGCAGTACAACGTCATTGATCGTAGGGGGTGTGACGTTGAAAGCATCAAGCCCGGCAGGCGGTGGCGGGATGACTACATCCTCAACCGTAGGCATCACGCCAGTGAACGCAGCCATCTCTGTAGGCTTGACCGGAGAGATGAACACTTCCTTGGTAGCGTTGAGGACAGGGGAGGTACCGAAGGTGATCAACGGCACGTCCTGCATCACAGGCTCTAGTACATTGAACGGAGGCTCTTGGTACGGCTGACCATCGAAGTCAGGGGCTGCTAGCCCGCCCATACCAGATGAGTTGATACCGCTTAGCGGGAAGTCGCTGATAGTAAGAGTCGGGGGATCGCCAAGGGCCGAGATAGCACCCATCAGAACAGCATCAGCGCTTGCTACTGTCTCGCTAGCTCTGGTCTGTGCCCCATTAATAATTGCATCAATATCAGCCATCAGATACCCCTAGTCGTAATGTCGGTGATCACTTCAAGTCGATCAAGCTCCATTTTACCGCTGTTCATGTTCTGGAAGGTAAACGTATAGTACATCCCGTTGATCCCCTTGCCAATTGGTACCCGATGCACCATCGACACGTATGGGTCGAGAGTAGGCATGGAGTAAGTATATTCAGTTCCTTCATCGGCCTGCACCGTGATGTACGCACCGTTCTCGATGCGTCCGGAGAAGTAGGCGAGCCACACGCGCTTGCGCAGGACCGACCCAATATCCACCGCGAAGAACTTAACAGTAGACTCGATGTTGTACTGGGTGTTGTTGTCCACCTTGTCTACAGAGCCAGACAACTCGAACATGCCAGTATCCGACACAAGGAAGTGACGATCCTTCAGGCGCACGATGTTGTGGAACGGGAAGTTCGTGTAGCGCGTAACAGCACCGTTGGCTAGGTTGACTGCGTAGGCTTCGTAGGTAGCCGATGAAGCGTAGCCAGTTGCGTAGGCCCACAGCGGTTCAATGGTCAGGTTGGCCGATGCACTCGGCACCATGCTTAGAGCAGGCAGTGTGAGTATCGCAGTAGCCACACCGCCTGTAGAGCCAGACGCGTTGATTACATAGAACCCGCGATGCAGAAGCTGTGCGCCACCTACCTGACCTACCAGACCGTTCGAAGATACAGAATACCTGTCACGGAGCAGACCACGGAACTGTGCACCAGAGAACGCACGGATAACGAAAGCATCCGGCAGTATGATCTGCGCGGCGGATACGCTGCCTACCCGACCTGTAGCTACAAGCGACAGCGCAGGGAGGTCGGCAGCTACCCGTCCGATGCTAGGTACTGTACCGGTAGCTTCGAGAGTTAATGCAGGGAGTGTTGGGCGAGCCTGCGGTCCTGTGAACGCAGCAAGGGCTAGCTTGGGTAGCTCTACATCAACGCCGTTTGGTTCTTGGACCGTGCCGTAGGACGACAGACCATACGAGCCACCATGCACTAGGTTGGCTGTAAGAGTCTGATTGATAGAGATAGCCGACCCGTTGGCGACAATAGCCGCCGACGTTACGTCGGTGTATATGATCGGGACTACCTCAAGCGAGGCAGACCACGATCCTACTCGTCTACTTAGCGGGCCGTGAACGCTCACGAGCTATTACTCCTCGAAGATGATCTTCGCGGTACAGTTAACAGCTACACCTGTGGCAGTCGTACACACGATGCCGATACGGTTTTCCGAAGCGCCGGGGTTGACGATGATTTCCTGACCCATCGGATACTTCACCTCGTAGCCCTGCTGTGGGTGCACTTCAACCACGTCCATAACAGAATAGCTCGCAGTGGGAGTCGGTTCAGCGGTAGCGTTGAACGAAGTCGCAGCGGCTACTGGCGTACTAGAGTCAGTAATCGAGTACGCTGCGCCGGTAGACATAGTGCCCGCGCTAGTCTGACGAATGAGCTTCACCAGAACCGGTTCGTACGCGGTGTTGGTGCTGTCGAAGTAAATACCCCAACCAAGCACCTTAAGGCGGTGGGTTACAGCTTGAAGCTGAAGAACGGTCTTGGTGGTAGCGGCTGCAACCGCTACTTCTGCCGCGCCGCCAGACGCGGCTCCGGGTGTTGCTATGCCAATAACGCCTGCCATGATGTATCTCCTTACAGTCTAATGTGCGCCAGAGGGCGCGGTGAAATTACTGGTGTTATAGTAGGCCGGAACAAATCGTCCTGCCAAGGTATTGCGTTCGGGTAATCGGTCAAGTACGCGCTCAGATGTGTAGCGGGTGTGTATACCCCTGCGGAATCGTAGCCCACGTTGATGGTGTTGATCTCGCCGCTAATCAGGCATGACATGGTTAAAGTCATCGCGGTAAGCTGTGCGGACGTAATGGTTATCTCAGCGCCGGGCGTACCGTTGACATAGAACTTGGCTTTCAGGTTGTTGAAGTCCACAACCAGTCCTATGCGATGCAACGTGCTTACTGCAAACGTGCCGAACGTACTCCCAGAGGCGCCGGTACCGAGGTACGCCTGCCACGCTGCGCCGGAGGGGCGGATACTTATGGTACTGGCCTGCTGTGCTTGTACGGTACCTGTACCGAATGTGCCCGATCCTGCACACAGAGTAGGCGACGTAGCACTGGTAGCGGCTGAAGTCACGGCCCACTCCACCCATCTAGGTGCACCGGCAGTGCGATACAGGTACTGACTAGCCACGGATGTTACGTTGATCATCCGGGCTGAGAGGTTAGCAGAAGCAGCGGCGGTAAGCGTCAGCCCACCGTTGGAAGACGTTAGGTTGGCGTTCTTGTCTGCTACGGCTGTACCCCAAGTAAGCTTAGGCATCAGACCCCCAGATGCAGGATGCCTTCCGGACCGAAGCGGAACCGGAAGAAGCCGGAATTCACAGTGCTTGTGGCTCCGGTGTCATTTATCGCAAAGTAGCAGATCAACGGCTTGACCACGCTATCCACAGTTGCGTCTTTGTATATCACTACATACTTGGCAGTAACAGCTTGAACGGCTACGTCTATGTCGGTAGCAGTCAGTACGCCTTGCCCATACAGAATCGACGCAGCGGGGGATACCAGTGCCACACCGCCTACTGGGTAGGTGACATCAGTCACCTCGTACGCAGAAACATCAGCCCATGCGTCATGGTCGGACGGAGGTGTAGGGCCGTCGCAGCGCCAGATAACGCTGCCGTCAGTAATCAACTCGTTCAAGGTGCCTGTGAAGGTAGGAGTTCCGGAGGAAGTAGTACCGGCTTGAACCACGGTGTAATACTTACCGTACGTAGCGTTGTACACAACATCGTTCAGGTTGTATGCAAACAGGGAGTTGCGGACCGAAGCAATAGTGACAGGCTCGTAAGAAGCCGAGAGCAGCGCGAGCTTGTACGTGTCGCTAGTGACGTTGAACCGTCCCCGCAGGAGGCCGTAGTTGAACGAGTTGTATGCTCTGGTAAGTGTCGCCATTATGCCCACCCTATAAACCGATCACCGGCGATGTGCCCGCCTATGTGAATCATATCTTCTTTTGGTTGCGCCGTATACTGCCCCAAGGTAGTTACACCGAAGCGCATGGTGAACTTGTACTGTGGGAACTGCCCGTCTGATGTAGCTAGCATATCCCCCCATGCAGAAAGAGGCGGCATCGGCGGCTTAGGCTCTCCGTCCTTCCAAGACCTACTAACAGACCCGCTGTCGACCGGGAATATTCCGTTCTGTGTAACAGCGTACACTTCCCAAGTAATAGTTTCCTCGTTATCCCCTATCTTCTCGTGAAGATACGGCGTGCTATTCATGGTTTCGTAAATAGCTTTCCTGTAGCCGCACCCGAACTCTTCATAGTACGTGTTGTATCCTTTGTAGTTGTTCTCAAAGATATCTCCTACAGAGAAGGTCTGAGTCATTGCTCCTACATAACACCCGTCCACAGTATCGAACGGGATCATATACAGCGTACGCGGCTGCGCGCCAGTATTGAGGGACTTTACCTTTTCTACTATAGTGCTACCAGAGTCGTAAAAGAATGCTCTCCAGACACCGGGCGGGCAGATTGTAGGTGCAGCGTCTACGCCGCCCGGACATATAACAGACCCTGCGGGAAGTCGTGGGAAGGAATATCCATCCGGAGAGTACGTGAAATCGCCTATCATCTCCTCAGTTACACCACTGAACTCAGTATATGCATCGGTCACGTTGTCCACTGATGTATACTGGTCCGCCATAGGGGCCACCCCTCCACCACCTCCGGTGACTATCCATCCGGTATTGACGAAGTTAGATTTCACTTTAGTGTGTTCGTGCCATGTACCTTCAGGAGCGCAGAAATAGTTTCTAGGTACCTCATCTGTAACTGTCGCTATTACCCCCGAACGATAATAGTAGACCGCTACCATCTCGTCCTGCCAGTCGTAAAAAGCTAGCTGCGGCTTAGTGCCTGCCACGCCCGGACCGTCTGGGGTACCTCCTTGCTGCGCTTGCACAGCTTCGTTGGGCGACCACACCCAGTCCTTCTTCCATGCACGATCTGCCGTGCCGGAATCCAGTATGGATGTATTAAGGACCGGGGGTCGTATGGTCTGGTCCTCGTCACCGGGCTGTGGCAACTGAGTAGTAGATATAGTGAGCTTGCACAACTCGTTTGTAACAGAGAACGGAAGCCCTCCGACAGACACGGCTTCTGCTAACCGATATGCCGCGTGCCAGTGGTGGCCGATGCTAGTCAATTCTGGCGACAACGGTACAGAGAAGAAGTTAACTGCGCCCTTGGTCCTGTCACGATTCTCGTAGTCAGGTACCACGTAATAGGTGAACAGGATCGTCTCTAGCTGTGCTTCTTGTTCTCTGGTGAGGCCGGTAGTATTCTCGTCCTCGCTAATACGCCCACGCTTCAAGATAGCTAGGTACTGGGCCGCGCATTCCGAGAACGTCATGCGCCAGACACCTGCCGACGTACCGCTAGCGGAGATGAGCCAGTACGTACCGTTGTCGTCCCGAAAAATGATGTTGTTGTAAGAGATACTTACGTGCTTGCCGTTGGTAGTGTAGTGGAACACCCCAGTGTTCACGGGACTAAGGCGTTCTGGGTATGAGCCAAGGATGGCTTGGAAGAACAGCCGCATCTTACCAGTAGCCATCGACGGCTTGCACTGATATGCCGTGTACTTCTTGGCAGCTAACATGCTGTAGTCGTCAGGCTCTAGCTTGATTTTCCCTTCGGGGAAGTTGTACACCATCGAGGTGTACGTGCCGTTGGGAGCCTCCTCGACAGGAGGCAACGCCGCTGTCCAAGGTATGACGCTACCAGTGTCGATAGTGCTTGGGGTTACAGCTTCGGGATTGTTTATGTGATGTCCGCCGATGGACAGCGCGCCGTACTCTACGTAGCTACCTGTGCACGAGCCTACCAGAGTAATGAACTCGTCGGTACCACGAATCTCTGCTATCAGAAGTACGGTCTTGTCAGATCGCAGGTACAGTTCTTTCTTAGAGAACCATACCGGTCCGCCTTTCTTACTACGCGCCCCGTTAAGAATAAGCTCCCCCCTACGGAAGTAGGTGGGAGTTTCTTTCTCGCTTAAGCCTGTGTATCGTAGGAGAGGTTGCCCCCACATCGATTACTGTGCAGGCAGGGTGAACGTAAACACGTCCACAGTGTTGGGAGCACCGGTAGTAATGGCGATGTTCGACAGGTTCATGTCAGCACCAGAGGTAGCGATAGAGCCGTCAATACGTGCCTTAACAGCAGAGCCTGATGTCGGGGTGTCGGTAGGTTCGTAGAAACGAAACCATCCTGCGGTACCGTCAGCAGCGCCGTTGAACTTCCACGCTTCAATAGCAGCCTTGGAGATCGTACCCGCAGCAGCGGCGTCGAACGTCAAACCAGTAACTCCATCGGCGTTTACAGAAACCTTTCCGAGAAAGGTACCGGTAGCAGCCAAGTCGGCAGTAGCGGGCTGAGGGCCAGAGTAGATGTTGATGAAGCCGAGGTTCAGACCGGCCTTAATACCACCGGAGGCACCTCCATCAAGCATCTTGTTACGAAGACCTGTCGATAGACGTACAGTCATGTTGCTTCTCCTTCTTTCCAAATAACCGTTGTTGTATGTCAGCTATCGTCTGCCTTACAGCTTCCGGTACCGACTCAATCTTGCGTTTGCATTCCGGGCATTCCTTCTGACATACGCAGAATGAGAAGCCACACTTCGGACAGATCATCGTCTATTAAACGCCTCGCCGCCTTGTTCAATGATAGCTACGAATCTCTTGTAGCCGTGTTGCTCTATGATACCACCACCTGCCGAGATTCCGGGAGCTACGCTCACACTCTTCTCTGTCAGGTTTTCGAAAGGCGCTACGCTGCATAACCCTCTGGTTGTCCAGAAGTACGCCTTACCATCCGAGCCAATATCAACGTGCTGACCGGGCACTGCCCCATATTCAGCCGCTTGTTGAATAGCTTCTCCATCATACAAGTAGGTACGATTACGCGTCAAGATGCACATAACCGTCTCTGTACCAACCATCTGCGTAACCTCTCCGGGCACCAACAAGTACCCAGAGTTGTAGTTGAAGTTGTGGAAAGCCAGAGGCTCGCTCTCCCACACAACCGTCATGTTCGATTGTGGGAAGTACTCCGACATATACATGCGCCCCTTGTAGTGCGTAGCGTATGTGCCGTTGAGTGGCGGCTCATCCAAGAACATGTTGGTTAGCTCGCGCTGCGAGGCACCGACCAGATAGTTGAAGCTCGTAGCACCGACTGGAATCTCGACCCGGTAGAACACTACGCCTTCAGTAACATACACATTGGTTGTGTAGCCCGCCAGTTGTGGGATGTTCGAGATCGTCATGCCGCCGTCGATGGCATAAAATTCTGTCGCAGGGCTAGCTCCACCTTCACGCCCCCATGCATCTACGAACGTACAGCAAACTTTGTATACGTCCGGGTAAAGGTTTCCGGTCATGCCAGAGATGCTTGGCTGAGTGGCTGTAGGAACGCCCCAAGGACGGACAGTACCGTCCGGGAGTATCTGTAGCTTCACGTTCCGGGCTGACACGTACACTTCGTCGTTCACTTCGGCCCAGTACACAGGTCCGACTACATTCGTAGCACGAGTTATCGTAGAACCCGTATCAAAGACCTCCAGAAGGTCTGTGCCTGAGAGGACGAATAATTTATCGTAGTGGAACGTACTGTATGCAGATGCTACAGGGATCGGAAGGAACGGGATATACCCGTCACGCGTAACGATCTGGCCGTCATCTGTGATGTTGATGTTGTCCGCAACCTGCTGCCACTCCCACTTGCCAAGCTGTCTATCAGCAGGCGAACCGCGCATAGGATCACGGACATTGTTCAGTCCACGGAACTTATCGACAGATAGCTTGGGTGTTGGGAACATTATGGGGCCTCGATAACGTCGTTGGTCCTCGGCTCAGTAGCCGACTTACCGCCTAGTTTAACACCCATATAAACATACCATGCTCTCATTTTGGACATACCGTCCTCAATACAGATGCGTTGGAGTTCGCGGTCCGCAAGGTCTTTATAGACTCCACGGTCAAGGCGTCCATCGCGCATAAGTTGATAAAGAGCATCGTGTACCAGACTGCCACGCATAAAATTAGCTGTATCAACAGTGGGTCCTGACGGACCATCGTACGCATAGCCTTGAGCAATCGTGAGTAGGTTGTTTGCGCCGATTTCAATAAAGTCATGGTCTAATTTTATCATCGGCACTTCAAAAGGCAGTTGATGCTGATACGTCTCCGCCAGTTGATATTTGTACCCTTCCTTGTATCTGATCTTGCTCACGGTACACCGGGGATAGAAAGAAGGCCGTTGTTCTGCATGGGAATCTGGCAGTCAGCTACGATTTTAACTTGGTTCCCGGTTCGTTCGTAGGCCACATGGTTGCAATCTTTGACGCTTGGCAGGTTCTGCACTGCTGCGTTGAAGACTCCGGCGCATCCTGTAAGGAGTAGGGGTACTGCAATGAGTGTGCATCTAAACATTTAGGCCACCAAACCTTTCCATGTTGTTTGACTCGTTCCTTGACGCCAACCTCACACTCCCTGCATGGGGAGGTACGGTCACGCCTATCTAGTTTCTTTATCCCCATAGTGCATCGTCAGCCCTTTTTTAACCACGTCCGCGCCGCCTACTACGGCCATGTAGCTGAACAGCAACTCAGCAGTGATGTTGCCCAACAATGTCACCTTGATGATTACGAACGTGCCGGTAGCGTTGGCTACCGTAGCCCAGAACTTACTGGCACTGAACGTGCCGTTCTTATCGCGCCACATCATTTTACGATCTCTCTGGGCAGGCAGTTGATCTTACGCTCCCACCTATCCTTCGGGTACACACCCGCTGCGTTCTTGATCGGACCCGGTAGCCACTGGAGGTTGGGGATCGTATCAGTGCCACCACAGGCCAGAGGGATTACGTGATCCTTGTACCAGTTCGGGCAAGCGCCGGTAGTCAGCCCTGTGGAGGGGCATGGGTGTATCTGCTGAAACGCTACGAGCACGTCGGCTCTGCGTGCGATCTTACCGTTGGCATCACGAACCACAGGCACGCAACAGCGGGTTTCTATCTTGGCAGGGTCAGGTAGAGCGAACACCTCGAACGAATAGATGAACAGCAGCAGTGCCACTGCGATGGCTATGGCGTCCCAGATGTCGAACTCTTTCACGGCAAGCCTTTTGTGTAGTGCGGCTTACGGCCCGGAGCGAAGTGAGCAGTCAGGACTTCTCTCTTATGAATCCGCGCAGGGTTGAAACTGATATGCACCCAAGTACCTTCCCAGATGAGTTGGGAGAACTCAATACTTGATGCAACAATCGTTTTGCAGACTTCCAGAGGGGTTCCGAAAGCAGGGCAGGTAAAGTCGATGGCGAAGCCCTTGAGATGGTCCGATGTACTCGAAGACCCCACCGCAGCATTAACGTCAGGACTACGGAACCAACTATTAACGTGAATCCCCCGACCAAGCAGATCACGAACTCGCTCCATCTCTTTAGCTGCTTCCAACATGTGCACCAGTGCTGCTGCATCGGGTTCATTGATCAGTCCTTTGCGCGTGCCTGCCTCAGAGAAGGTAGCTTCTGCGAGGGAGAAGTGTTCACTTAGTTTCATCGGGAGCATGGTAGTCTTTGTAAGCCGGTTGGAACGGGTGAGGATCAACCTTTGCAGGGGGTTCACATGTCTCACAGTATTGATCCGCGTAGGGGGTTGGCTCACCGCAGGTGAGGCAGGGTCTGACTAAGCGCGTGATGTTCTCTTTAGTCACGGAGTGCTCGCCTATCGCCCATTCGGTTGTTGCAGTCATCGCGTGATACCTTGTCGGCCACCTTGTCCACGATGAGGTCTAGCTTTGCAAAGATCACCTTGGAGGTTTCAACGTGCATAGAGTGGTAGGACTCTATGCGACTCTCCATGCGTTCCATCAGCCTATCAACTTCGATACGAGTCATCGTATCGGCCTTCAGCTTATGCACTTCCTTGCTAATGTCTGAGTCTGTTTTCTGTAGGTTGTCCAGAGTATTGGCTACCCTGTTAACCATGAAGGTCATGAACCCTACACCGATTGTTAGCCCGGCATTCCACAACACGGCGTATAAATCCATATCCATTCCTTGTTGGTATTTTTCGATATTATGCCAATACTTGAGCAGCGCGTCCAACACCAATAATTCCTGCATTCTCAAGCCCTTCTACACCCGCAATAAGGCGGGCGTCATCTAGGTTGATCTCATCAGAAACGCGGTACATGTCCAACCACACTTGTATCTGTGGGGAGGCAGGCGCAGCGGTGTACAGCGTGGTTAATTCTTGCACTGAGAAGCGGTCAAGGAACGCAAGCCGAGTGAGGATACGAGCCGGAGGTGGAGTAGTTTCTGTGTTAGGCAGCTTCACCACAGGCCATTCTTCGACAAAGTTGTAGTCCTCTTTCTTCAGAATTGGGGTTCCGTACTCGTACCCATTCTCCAACGGCGGCTTGAATACGATGACCCGGTATATGCCTTGCCCTGCGAGTTCGACGTTACCGAGTGCGTCATCGCCTTGTACGTCAAGTCCGTTGCTGTCTACGTATCTCATGATGTCACCGTAAATGATTGATCTGCGCCTGTATAGGTAAACGCCGTAGCTACCCCATCCACCACAACGACAATACGTCCGTCATTACCGTTGGAGTTGGTAGAGGCCGCACCTCCGTACCCTGCGGAGCCGGAGTAATACGTGCTCGATACGTTCGGGGGAGCGCCACCGGCTGCGCCTGCTGTTGTAGTGCCTGTGCAGTTGAAAGGCCCGTCAGTAGCGATGCGTCCTGAGCCACCGCCGCCTGCGCCTGCATATCCGCCTGCATCACCGCCACCGCCACCGCCGTACCAACCATCGCCACCGCCACCGCCGTACGAAGTAGCGTAACCGCCTGCGTACTGAGTACCTGCTGTACCGTTACCGTGCCCTGCACCACCTGCGACGCTAGTACCTGCGCCACCGCCCGCAGCAGTTGGTACTGTGCCGGAGCTACCGCCACCTGCACCACCTCCGGATGAACCATTACGTCCTGAACCGCCACCGCCGCCTGCTACGCCTAGCGTGCTACCTGCGAGCGACACTTGCGAACGTCCACCGCCTCCGGGGCCGTCATTAGAGCCGCCACCGTTAGGCCAACCTCCGTATCCTGATGCTCCACCGTTAGAGCCATACGCTCCACCGCCTCTGCCTACTTTGAGAGTAAGCATTGTTCCGATGAATACGCCAGTTAGCTTTACATACGCGTATCCGCCCGGCCCGCCCGGACCACTAGACCCAGAGTGGCAACCGCCACCGCCGCCCCACATGTAGACTTCTACTATCTTTCCTACGGCAGTAGATGAGGGGATTCCTGCGATTATCCCTTCGTTCATTAGAAGTCTCCGGCCCGTGTCACGTTGATGTTAAACGTCTCTGCGTTGTGCGTAGTAGCCCGCAACGACCACCCATTCTTCAGAACTAGCGACAGAGCGCCGAGCGTAGTAGTGAATGCTGCGACTGTCGCACTAGGAGTAATGGCCGACACCGGAATTTCTTTGTACAACCGGGTGTTGGTTCCGTCATGCAAAAACAATCGGATCATACCGGCAGTGGTAGTTCCAACCGCAGTGATGTTGATATCGTCTACTCGTGTCCCGCTAGCTCCCGCAGTCAGGATTGTAGCGATTGTGCCGGTTCCGTCTCTGGCGGTGTTGGCCGTAGAGACTTGCCCCAGAGCCGGTGCGGGTGTAGCTGCGTAATTTGCTGTAGATGACATAGTAGGTACCTCTTAAATAATTCCTGCATTCTGAAGTAAGAAGTCCGGGACAGAACCACCGCCGCCGCCGGAAGGCGCTGCCCACGTACCATCGGCGCGCAAATAATTAGAAGTTCCCCCGCCAGAAGCGGGCGCTAACCCCGCCGCGCCTGAAGTGAACGTACTCGACACCCCCACCTGAACCCAAGTAGGCGTTGTAGCAGTAAGCATCCACAGCGAGTCGTTGTCAGTCTGGCGAGCGAGAGTGCCGAGATCACCGGCCACAAATCCAGTAGCGCCGGTACGTGCTGCGGCATTGGCGTAAGACCAGTTGTACGGGACATGGATACTACCTGCGGCTATGTTCTTATGAAGCATCTACCATCACCACATCGCCATCATAGTCAAAGACCACTTCGGGCGACCCAGAGTTATACACGGTTACGGGTTCCTTCCACGCAGACGATCCGGGTGCTCCGGCAACAGTATCACCAGAGGGCAGTTCTTGTACCTGCCCTCCAATGATCGTTAGCGGTCTGCGTTCGGCCATTAGGCGAGCAGAATGCCGTTATGGTCGGTGGTGATCTCCAACTCAGTGGTGCTGATTGCAACACCGACCTTACACACGTAGTTACCAGAACCAGTGGGGGCGGTGGTGGTCAGTTGACCGGCTGTAGCGGAGAGGTAGTAGACAGAACCGGCTGTCAGAGTGGTCGTACCAACAACTGCGGTCCAGTCTGCTGACGCCAGAATACCGTCGGTCTGGATGAAACCAGAGCCTGCTGCGGCAATCGACGCGTCCTTGACCAGACCCAGAACCTGACGAGTACCGGCAGCGCCTGCGCTTGCCTTGTTCACAGAACCTGCTGCGGACACATATACCGGCATACCGACAGTGATTGCGCCTGCGTTGGCGTTGGTCATGCTGACGACATCAACTTCAGACGATGCAGCAGACAGAGTGTCGCCGGAAGGGATTTGTTGAACTTGACCGTTGATGATGACCAGAGGTTTTTGGACTGCCATGATGTGCTCCTTAAGCTAAGAGGATCGGTTCCTCGATGTTGACGACAAGAGTATCGCTTTTTACCGCCGTACCGACCCGGATAACATAGCCAGAACTAGGTGGCGTTAGCGATATAGTACCATTCCCTACAAAATATGGGGAGCCTGCTGAAAGCCCCGCTAAAGTCATGTTCCCGGTGTTAACAATCTCCGCCATGAATGTTGATAACACGTCGGTTTTTATTAGCCCAATCACTCCGGGGTCAACTGCTGCGTTAGCTGCGTACACCTTGTTGGCAGATACCTTCACAGGAGTGCCTGCCGTCAAGTTCTCGCCTGCTTCGAGGGTAAGGGCTGTAGCCCCACCGCCGCCACCTGCGAACTCGTTCCAAGTGAGGAGGTCTGCGGCCAGTACCCACAACGTACCGGTGTCGCGGGTGAACACGGCCATGCCTTCAGAGCGTCGTTCAGTAGTAATGGCATCACGTGCAGCGTTACTAGCCACCTCGCGCCATCCACCCTTGCCCAGAGTGCTGTCGTGCGTGGCAAAGGTGTCGGACGGAGCGGTTGTGCTGATGTAGTCTGTGACTGGTACTGGCATTAGCTTATCGCAATCGTGATTGCGCCTCCCAGTATGTTCGTAGTGCGGTGCACGTAATAGTCCGTAGTGACGCCGTACACGTTAGTCACAGACACCGTGGTAGGTGGCTCCATCGACACTGCAAAGTTCGTATTCACGTCCCGGAACACCGTACGCAGCCCAAGTGCCGTGGGGTAGGCGTAGTACTTGTACCCACCGCCTACGAAGGAGTAGGTGCCACCGGCCTGCGACACTAGCCCGCCCACGCGCAGAGCCTCGATGTCGTTCTCAGTCAGTGAGGGCAGCGTGCTCTCGCCATAATACCGCTTCCACTGCCAGAACAGCGTGAAGTCACGGGTGAACAGCCCACTCTGGGTGTTGGTAGCTGTGATGCGCCATGTGTGGCTTGTGTTGGTGACGTTCGTGATGCCTGAGATGGTCAGGTCTTCCGTGCCGTCGTTCGCCCCACCGGTAAGCAGCACAGTAGGGGTGGTGATGTCTTCGATCTTGATGGTGTTCGCCTGCACAGAGCCTGAGTTCGAGGTACTCCATGTGAAGGTCTTGGAACCGCCAGACATGACCGCCCCCACCTCCAAGTTTCCCTGTGGGAAACTAAATGCAGTGAACGAGGGGTTCTGGTACGGGTACAGAATTTTGTCGAGTGCGTCTTGGACTGTACCGGCGAAGGTAGTGCCCGGTGTAGCCCCGCCCACCGTAATGACCATAGCAGTGGCGCGGTTGTAGTTCGAGTCGCCGTAGCCTGCGGGACCGGCCTGCCCCATGGTAACTACGTATATGGACTGCTCTTCAATAGCAATCGCGTCTTGGTCTTGGACGACTACAACGGTGGGTTCGTCATGCGTAAAGGCGACAACGGACTCGTCAGGGATCGTTACGACGACCTGATCCGGTACCGCTACGCTGACTATATCTTTCTGTTCACCCATACATCACTCTCTGATCGGGTAATAACATGCTCTTTATCGCCGGTTTTGACAAAAATCTGTCGGAAAAAGCGTTTAACCGACTCAACAACGTCGAATAGCCAAGAGGATATCTCGAAAGAGTCCGTGCTGAAACTGTTGTCATCAAACACCGCGCCATTTATCGACTGACGTACCGGTACCGGTTACAGCCGCTCCGTTCATCTTCTTGGTGTCTGCATGGATAGGTGCTGCCTGCGCTGCGGACAGAACCTCTGCGGCTACTGCCGACGCTGCCGGAGGTGCTGTGTACCCAAGCGTAGCGAGTCTGGTGGAGATGGCTGCGTCGAGCATAGCCAGTTCCGCTGCCAGTTCCGTGCGCATCGCCAGAGCGACATCCACTGCGGTAGGGTCAAGGCTCGATGTGAGCGACCTGTTCGCGTACGCCCACACGTCTGCTGCGGTAGTGCCGCCACCGCCGCCTGTGGCTACAGTGATGGCCTGCACAGGCTGCGAATAGCTGATCCGCACGTTGTACACGCCGGTAGTGTTTACGAACGGGTCGCCGCCACCATCGACTAGCAGTACGCCACCGGTCACGGACAGGGAGTGGTTAGCCTCTTGGGGCTTTACTCTCCATCCGTTGACTAGGAAGCAATACAGCGGTACTGACGTACCTGCACCGGCGTCAATAGTGTTACCGCCGACTGAAACGAACATCGGCAGGTACTTGCTATTATCCCCAGTCGCAACCCAATCCTCCCACCTACTCCACAGATCGACTACTGATAATGCAGTCGTACCTGCGGAGAGCGTGGCGAGCTTGGTAACGCCATCGAAGGTGATTGCCACTTGGCTTCCTTATGCAGCGTACACACGATCTGCTTCGGCGGTTGCCGTGATCTTGATGGACTTGGACTGCGTAATCGTACCGGTACCAACTGCGAACTTACCGTATCCGGGTCGAATTGCGATCAAAGTCACTGGACGCTCTGTGCTGCCTGAGTATCCGCCCTGTGTATTGCCGTTCCAGTCGAAGTCGAAGTTGATGACGCCTGCGCTGACTGTGCCGGTGATCGGGCTACCCGCTGCGTTGTTAACAGTGATGGCCCCGGATTCGCCGTAGTCGTTACCTGCTCCGGGAGGAGAAGTGAACATCAAGCGGTAGCTAGACCCTGCACCCACCAGAACGGAGTTGAACTCAAGCGTACCGGCTGCGGTGTAGTTGTTAACACGCAGGGTGTTGGTATCGTCGTAGAACTCGACACGGTTGGAGTCCGCCGGGAGCACGCCGTCGATGTAGACAGACTGGCTAGTTACCAGAGTGTCACCCACGAAGCGCAGCAGTTCGTCCTGAATCTTGCCCTTCTTGACGCCCGCAGTGCCGCTTGTGTTGATGTCCGTGCTCTGGCGCAGCAGGTACTGAATCTTGGCGTATATCTGCTCAAGCGTACCGCCGTTGCCCTGAATGATGATCTTGAAGTCACGAGCAACGCCTGCGATGGTGCGAGACTGGTTGGCAGTGTAGTAGGACACGGTAATGCCGGAGTACGGAGCACCGGACATGGCGGCGTCACCAGTTGCCTGAACTGCACCGAGCAGCGTGGTGATCTTCAAGTCGTCTTCGTTGGAGACAAGGAAGTTGACCTTGTTCGCGCCGGTACCGGTAGCGCCGGTATCAGCCAAGATGGAGGACTTGAACTTCTTGCCGTACTCACGGATGAAGGTCTTGGCATAGGTACGCTTGTCGAAGCTGCCGTGCGTAGCATCACCGAAGACGCGAATACCGACGTTGAACTGATCAGTAAACGGGAAGTCGGTAGGGTCATCTGTCGATGCCAGATGGTAATACGGCTGACAGGTAGTTGCCGGAGTGATCGAACCCAAGCCCACGAAGCCCGCGTACTGTTGCAACAGCGCGCCTGCGGCGGAGTATTCAGACCAACCACCGTCACGCAGCATATTGCGCGTAGCATCCGAGTCAGTGTCGCTGAACTTCCACCCTGAGTACGTAGAGCCGTCAGTACCGATCTGGAACTGACCAGACAGCGCGTCGATTGCGTACATGGGGAACGGACTGTCTTGGTAGGTACTTGTAGCCCAGAGGTCGACTAGCTTGGAGTACAGCGCCTGAAGCGTCACGCCGTCCTTAGCGACCAGAGTACCGCCCACGTTGAGGGTGATTACCTTGTTAGGTTCGTCGATTGTCAGGTTGGTGCCGACGATCAAGTCGTCTTTGTCTGTAATTTTCGCCATGATTGATCTCCTTTAGGCGTAGTTGCGATCTACCGTAAGTGATACAGGAATGGATGCGTCAGTAGTTGTAAGGGCCAGATTTCGTATGTAGAACGGCACATACCCCGGCTTAAGGAACCCTACGTCTACGTTCTGCGCTCCCGAATACGTGAAACTATAACTCGTACCCGCCATGCTGTCTTTACTGTCTAGGATTGTACTTGTTCCGGCAGTAAGAGTCACGGCATCACAGCCTGTTGGCAGGCCGGTGAAAGTGACTGTGTTCGTGTCGAGCGGGTACTGGTAGTCCTGCGCTGTCGTAGTGCTCACGGTAGTGATGTACGCCGACGTGATGGCAGTGGTGTTGGTCGTGCCAGTGGTCATCTTCAGCTTCAGCTTGAAGCCCTTGCTTGCGTCGATGCCGGTGATGCCGCTGAGTGCAGTACCGAGGGTAGTGGCTGTGTACGCCGATGAGGTCATCGTGCTGTAGCCGTTACCGTCGTTCTTGTCGATGGCGTACTCGTATGTGTAGTTCGTAGCAGTACCGCCCGCCATGATCAAGGCGGAATTCGCAAAGGCTGTGTGACCCAGAGCGTAGTACTGCATCTCGAAAGTGCAGGACATGCCGATGGTAGGCATATACAGAGCGCCTGCGCCGGTGAAGGCCGCGCCACCGGTCAGCGTGATGTAACTGGCAGTAGCCGCATTCGCTTCGTTGAGGCGGATGTATATGCGCCCTGCGGTGGTGGACGTGAACACATCGCCCATGTGCGTACCGTACACAGCAGCGAAGGCCGTAGCGGAGCCGGTGTTGCCCAAGGCCCGTATGGTCATGTTGTTGCCTACCCAACCGTCCGCGTCGGCGTAATCCCCGGCGCAGCTTTCGATAAGCACGCGGTACACAGAGTTGTCGCAGCTAGAGAACGAAGTACGGGTGTTGGACACATACACACGTTGTACCTTAACGTCCGAGCAGGACGCGGTAAGTTCCACGACGTTACCAGTGTTGTTGGTAGACCCAAGGCTCACAGGCGCTGCGCGGGTGCCGATGTTGCGCAACTTGATGTTGTAGCTGCCTGAAGTCACCTGAAGCACGGACGTGTACGGCTGTGTGTTCGTAACCGGTAGCGACAGGTTACTGTTGATAAGGATGTTGGACGAGAAGTTCGTCGCCATCCACACGTAACCGGTGTACGTAGTCACGGTGGTGCCAGACACTGCGCTCACATGTGTTGTAGTGCCTGTCCAAGTAAGACCTGTGCATGACGACATGTTGAAGGCGCCTTCAATATTTGTCGCATCTGTCCAAGTACAGTTCGAGGCGCGGGTGATGATCCACGCGTATGTGGTGGCGTTACCTCGGATGGTGTTCGCTCTGGCAATATTCCTGACGAACGTAAATCCAGACACGTCCGTGAGCACGTTGATGTTGTTGCCTGACGCGGCCAGTGTCACCCGTGCCCACACGCAGTCCGTGAACGTGCCGCCCGCGAAGCATTCTGTGATGGTCAGCGGGTTTGTGGAGAGGGCAGTGGTAGGCTTGTTACCCACACCGACCTTCGTGAAGGTCATCGGCGTAGCAATTTCATCCAGTAGGATGGCGTCTACGAAGCACGAGTTGCTGATGTTGCACGAGTACGCCTGCGATACTGATAGGTACCAAGCCATGTTGCACTTGTCGATCTCCAACACGCCTGCGCCTGTAGTGGTGAAGTCGTAGCGGTTCGTAACCGTTGCGTGCGGAATCACATTGGCCGTGCGCGCCGCGCTGTCCGCGTTCTCGAAGAAGATGTTCGGGACGACTACCTTGCGCCCCGATGTCGGGGTGTGTCCGTTGGTCGCAGCACCGGAGTTACCGATGCGGCACAGTCCTGTGGCGTCGATCCAGACTACCTTGCCGCGTGCGGCTTCTGTACCGGTAGTGGTCGTCGTACCCGCGTTCGGCCAGAACTCGTAGTCGCCCGCACCGGACGTAGCCTCGATGTACACACCCGCTACATACCTAGCCACACCGTTACTGGGGATTTGCATGGTCTGATTCGATGTACCGGAAGTGGTACCAATCTCGAACCACTCACCAGTTACGCGGAATGTACCGAGTCGGTTGCAGTTACACGTAGCCGGAGCAGTGTTTGCGTCGCCCACAACCTCGATGAACCCACGGATGGCTGCGCCATTGGCTGTGAGTGTAAAGCCTGCGTAGGTGCCGCTAGAGATCGTTCCCGGCGTTCCTGATGCATTCGTAACCTTAAGCCATCCGGACGCGCCTGTGGTCGCAGGAGCGACGTTCAGCGCGGTGTATATGCCGATGGTGTTACATGTAATGCCGCCTATGGTGATCTGCGTGCCCAGAGTGAGCGTGCCCGACCCGCCAGTGAATGGGATCATCCAGACTTTCGTGCCGTCTATGTGGATTTCCCCGCCCTTGGCGGCGTTGATCGTGAGGTTGCCCCATGTAGTGCTTGTGGTGCCAGACAGACCGTAGCGGCTGTCTTGGTCGATGGTCAGCTTGAAGCCGTTGGTATCTACCGTATCGCCGCCGGTTCGCGCCGTAGCTACACCCCAGATACCGGCGTTGCCGACATCCCGAAGCGTTGCGTTGGCGGCAAGCGTGAAAGCCGTCAAGGCTTACCCCAGACGCACTAAGAAGTACGTATCGTCGATAAGTCTGGCTTCTGCGATTGAATAGTCAGCGGGGATGATCCCTGCTTCCTTCAGCTTATCGTTCATGTCAGCGTAGTTGTTGCTGTTGATCATGTTCATCGTGCCGCCGTAGTCCATACCGGGAACACTGTTGGTAATCACCTGCCAGTCGAGTTGGGACCAACCCTCCGGCACAACCAGAAGAAACTCACTCATCGCTTAACCCTCACTTGAATGCCTGCGGCAGTTAAGTCCGCCACAAGGGCTTTGTCGGCTCCGTGGGCTAGGCGTAGCTTCACAGTCACATCTTCACCGATAGACACGACGCGCAGACTCTCGATGCCGGGCACTGCCCAACCACGCCAGAACACCTTACGCGCATCGACAATCACCAGATTGCCCTGAGCCATCATCATGTCGTCACCTCTTTCTCAACAGTTACCTTCCCGTAGATCAGGTCGGTTACTACTCCTGTGCCTGACACCATCTCCAAGTCGTACACGCCAGACACCCACGTAAACGCTGTGGTGTCGTCAGACGGGATGTTGATGGTGATGGTCTTGTCGGCGTTATCCAGTGTGATCGTGATGACATCCAACGGGTCGTGCACTATCTCCGTAGAGGCCAGTACCGTACCGCCGATCTTGTCACGGATCGTCATGCGGGCTGTATACCCTGCGAGGTCCACTGGCGTCATGTAGATCAGTGTGCCTGTGTTGCCGGTGTGTGTACCGTAGTCGAGGCTGTTCACCTCGTTCAACTCGATCTCATTGGCGTTCATCACAGTAGCGCGGTAGAAGTCGGTAGACTTCGGAGGCGAGTTCACAGCGTTGATCTGGGTCATCCCTTTAACAGACGCGATGGCGACACGCCATCCATCAGGGACGCCATGACCCGTAGCCGTCACGACGGCGGGGGCTGCTTTGGTGATACCAGAGATCGTCTTGTAGATATACGGGGGAGACTCCCACCGCAGCACCCGTGTAAAGGTGCTGCCCTGTTTGATCGTCAAATCTTGCTTAGCAGCCATTAGTATCCTCCGTAGATAACGGTACGAGGCTTGTGCTTACGAGTCTCGGCTTCTACTCGGGCCTTTTCGCAGTACTGCATAAAGCGCTGCTCGAACTCAACTGCCTTGCCTACATTGAAGGTTTCTGCATCGTGCTTGCTGTAAGCACGGTGCTTCATCCAATGTAGGAGGTTAATGTGGTGTTGCTGATGGATTTCGAAGTCCTGCCCTGCCCCCACGATATCCTCTGAGGGAAGGCGGAACACGATCATGTTCAGCGTGCCGGTGGTCTCTGGAATCTTGACCAAGCGCACTTGATCCTGCTCCATACCAAGAATGATGCTTGTCACTTCGCCGGTTCTGTCGTCAAGCTCGTCATATACGGGTTTGCGATAATCTTCGGTGATATTGTGCCCAATATCTTCGAAGTTCACGAAAAGCACGTTCTTGTGATCGGCAGCGCGTGTTACCTTACGTATCTTGAGGATACGAGGGTCAATAGGGATAAATACATCCCCTGCGGCGTACGAAAGCTGTGTAATAGAAGATGTTGAGTCAGGGATGCCTTCTCCCATACGACAGAACATCTTCTGAGCGTCGTCCATGAACTCATAGATTTCTTCGTCCGACCACAGATAGGGTTGGGTGAAGTCAAAGACCTCGATACGGAATTTATCTAGGAGTTCGTTGGAGTTCATTACTCAGCCTTTTCGATGATGGCTTTCCAAGCGGTTTCGCGCTCTTTCTTGCTGATAGCATACCCTAAACGAGCAGTTACTGCACCTTCACTTGGGAGGCCAGTAGCTGTGAACTCTTCGGGGTTATTTACTGCTTGGATTTCAAGCAGTACTGCCTTGATCTGCTGTTCGCGGACAGAACCGATCGGTTCTGGCAGCTTTTCTGATACTTCGATGGCCTTCTCTACTGCCTTTGCTTCTTTTGCGTCGCTAGGTTGTGCGCCGAGCGATACTGCTGCTGATACCATGTAGTCAGGAACGAAAGTAGGCTCGCCCTTAACAAAAGTTACTGTACCGCATCCCACAAAACAGTTTGCGTTGCGGTTCAGGGTCATCATTGGCATTTGTGTTCTCCAAAAAGAAATAGGGACTACCGAGGTAGTCCCTATTCTACATCAAACAGCCATCAGTGCAAGTTAAGCGCCGATTGCTTCGGTCTGACGACCATCCACAGTGTACTCAACACGGACGCGGAACTTACCGGCAGTCGCGTTAGCAACAGTCGATCCGATGGTAATACGGATGTTTTTACCATCCTGCGAACGCAGCGAGCCGATCAAGGTCAGCGCGGTACGAGTACCGGACGATCCAAGCAAGCTCACCGTGGTGTTGTTGGTGTGAATGTCGCCGTCGCCGGAGTCACCAACAGTCACGGTGTAGGCGGTAGGACCGACACCTTGGGTTTCCACAATAACTTCACCACCGGTGATCACTGCGCCGACAGGCAGAGGGATTACTTCGAAGGTGCCTGCGTCGGTATAGACAGAACCAAAGGTCTTTTCTACGCCGTTGACATCCTTCATGGTGTCGTTGAAGTTGAAGATAAACTCAGCAACCAGAGGGTTCTGAGCGCCACGAGTAGCTTTCAAAAGTGCCATGATTCAAGCTCCTTACTGTGCGACAGCGACGCGGATCACGCCGAAGTCTTCGGTTGCAGGAGTAGCTTGGTATTGAGTCCAGAACTTCGGCTTCTTGAAGCCCAGAATCTTGGATACCGAGATACCTTGTTGGTTGCCGTAGTCGAACTCCTTCTCGACCCACTCCGGATTGCCGATGTCGGCCATACCGAGAGCTTGGGCACCGCAGAACAGAGCGTAACCACCGTTGACGTTGTTACCTGCGCCCCAACCGGTCTTGGTAGCCATACCACTGTTGTTCGGCACATGGCGGAACTCGTGGATGTAAATACCATCAACCTTAACGGTTGCACCAGTGAACAGCGGGTTGTTAGCTTCGCGTGGCAGAGCGTAACGCAGAGCGGCGAGCCAGTCTGGGTCCTTCTTCAGCTTAGCCATCATTTGCGGGGTAACGAACAGGTGATAAGTCTCTTCACCGCCGTTGTCCTTAACGCCACGGATGTAGTTGTCCTTAGCAAACGCCTTCATCTGGATGATAGCTGCCCAAGTCAGCGTATCGTTCGAAGTCAGGGATGCGATGGTGTTGTCTGCGGAGACGGTAGTGCCGTTACCAGACACGCGCAACATACGGTTGGTGGTAGGAGCGGACACATCAGCAGCGAACTCAAGGTTAATGAGGTCAGAGCCGGTACGAGCCTTACCGCCGGGAGTGAAATCATAAGTGATACCACCGAGGGTTTGGAAAGCCAGTTGGTCGATACGATCAGCCAACCAGTAAGCCAGAACGTCACGGCTGTTACCACGGAACTCGACGATAGACTTCTGATCAGCCATACGACCTTCGTGACGGTTAGCATGACGCAGTTGGTCAATGCGAATCACGTTATCGTAGGTGTTCATTGCTTCTTCGTTACCTTCCAGTGCGCGATCACCTGCGACACCGTCACCAGTCAGATCAGCCAACAGGGTGATGACTGCACGTGCACCCTTTTCGCTCTTCTTCAGTTCGGTAATGTGTTGAACCATGCTGTTCGGGCCTTTGCCCAGAAAGCGGTTTACGAAGGACATGTTGCGTGCTTGACGCCACAGGTCCATAGACCAGACGGTTTTTTGTTCCGTGGTCAGTGCTGCGAAGTTGGTCAATGCCATTTTGGCACTCCTTTCCCATTAAAAGATGTCGTTTTTTGCTTCGATCTTACACTGTCGCAGTAAGTGCGGAAACGACCTTTAACGGGGACGAGCCGGGTGGATATGTCGCATCCACTATTGCGATACGTGTATCTTACGCGCATAAAAAAGGGGCCGTCAAGCCCCTTTCGTTATTTCTTAGGTGGTTTCTTACCTTTTCCACACTTACCGGACATGATCACCTCCTTATTTTAGGAACTTCAGTTTATAAAGGGTGCTGCTTATCAACTCGACAATAGTGTCGATCTGATTCTGTAACGACGACTTGTCGGTGATGTCCTTCCGGTTCTTCTCTACCCACTCTCTAAGGACCTCAAGCATCTCTACCGAGTCCTTAGTTACGTGAAAAGTGGTCGGATACCCTTCGATAATGCCGTAGTGCCCTTGATATTCCTCTGCGAAGGCATCGACAAGGTCGATGATACCGTCGTAGTACTCGTTAAGGGCCTTGTGCGCCGCGAAAGAGCGCGTCTGAAGGTGCTGCATATGCGCAAGAGTGCGCGAATGAAACATCAACATGATGAACTGCGCTGCTTTCCCGGTGCTGTGTGCCATTACAGAGTATCTCCGCGCAGTTTAGCGAGGGCATCCTCGCCAAGTTTGGCAAACTGATCCTGAGACATGCTCATGATTGCTTCTGCTGTGAGGGTGTGACCGCTCTTGTCGCTGCCCAGACCAACTGCGTCTGCGCTAGCAGGCTGAGACGTAGCTGCTCTGGCTGCTTTCGCCTTAGCTGCGGACTGACGCTCAAGACCAACTTCCTTCTTAGTCTCTGGAGCGACCTGATTGTAAGGGGCAAGAACGTACTTGGAAGCCTTTTGCAGTGCTGCTGTGGCGGAAATGCCGCGAGAAGCGTACAAACCCTGCAACTCCTTGATCTCGTCCACTACAGACTGGTCGTACTTGTCCGAGTTGGGGTTGATCACATCATACTGCGCTTCCATCTTATCGATCACGCTGTTCATGCTAACGCGGTCAAGCGCCTCGTCACGTGCACGAACGGAGAACTGAGCGGCCTTATAGACCTCGATCTCGCCTTCAATGCGACGGGCTTCGCGCAGGGCTGCGGCCGCTTCCTTGAACTTCATATCAGCAGCGAGTTCTGCATACTGATCGTACAGCGCACCGATCTGCTGTTCCGCTGCCTGAATGTCGGCACTAGGAACTTGTGCGGCCAACTGCTGCTTAGCCGCTTCAAGTTCTGCCTGAAGCAATTTGGCCTGCTCACGAGCTTCGTCAAAGCGAGCCTTGGGGATTGTCAGTTCCTCTTTAGGCGCTTCCGCTACAGGCTCTTCCGCCGCAGCAGGTACTACTGCCTCAATCTCTTCCGGCGTTACCTCTACTACCGGTTCTTCGATCACATCTCCACGGTCTACTACTTCTTCGACTGGGGTGGTATCACTCATTTTCGCTAGACTCCTTGTTTGCGGTTAACATCTTCACTTGGGACTCAGCCCACTTAATCTGAGCGTTCTGCTCAGCTTCCTGCTTCTTCATAGCAATCTCTTGCTGCTTCATCTCAAGCTCCAGAGCGTGCATCTGCTTCTTCATCTCAAGCTCCGCCTGAAGCTTCTGATCGGCCATAGACATCTTGGCTGCCTCAGCCTGCATGGACTGCTGTTGCTTGACTTGCTCAGCCTCAATGTCCATCTCATGCTTCTGCTGCTCAAGCTGCATCTTCATCTGCTCTGCCTCGACCTTGACCTGTTCGGACTGGTCTGGCATCTGCAATTCCTGAGCTTTGGCCTGCTTCAGACCCGCATCGGCCTGTTTATTCTGCGCCTCTGCCTGAGTCTTAGCAAGTTCCGCCTGCTGCATCTGCTGCTGAAGTTGTGCTTGGGCCTGTGCCTCCGGAGAGTTTTGGGCCTCCTGCATCTGCTTCATTATCTCGCCTCGACGGAGAAGTCGAGAGTTCTCGACCAATACAGTTTCGGGGATGTTGATGCCCATTTCACGCATACGTGCTGCTTGCTCGAACTGGCTGTCCTCCAAGGAATCACGTGAGGGCATCGAAGAAACAACAACGTCATATTCACCGAGGGTGAGGTCATTAGTGATAGCCCCTGTCACCGGATCAGGTGTATTCAAATCGAGTTGTTGTGTCTCACGGGTCAGCCGATCAGTCATGATCTGCATAACGCGAGGGCCAGTGTAGAACTCTTGCACGAGGTTCAGAATCTGGCGGGCAATCAGGAAGTCAGTGCGGGACAGGCTATCCATGCACTTGGCCTGATTGATAGCACCACGCATCTGTTTCGCTTGGATGGCCTTGGCAGCTACATCTTCACGATCAAATCCTTGAGCGCTGTCCGATACACCCGAGATAGTCTTGATGTGCTCTTCGGCTTTGTATGTAATCCGATCCAAGCCCGTAGGAGTTTGGTTAGGATTAATCTTCTGCACATGAGCCGTATCGTCCCTAACCTCAAGCACCAAGCCAGTTTGCGCGCCACGTTGTTCAAGCTCCTCAATCGACATGTTAACCAACGAGCCTGTCTTAACTACCCAACCGCTGTTGGCACTAGTATTAACAACGTGCAGTTCCTGCGAACTGACCTTGTTAAGCAATTCTTGAGGTCCAAGCAGGTTCTCGACCATACCAATGGTCCGACCATGCCGGAAGTACGGGAAGTACGGAACGACAGTGAAGTCGGTGTACGGCGACCACGACTCGTGCAATAGCACGTTGTCCGCTACCACTTCCCACTTAACACGCTTGATGAGCTTCTTCTTAACGCCCAGACGGTACTGATCTGCAATGGCGGTGATCTTGTCACGGTTCCAATCGTCGGGGATCGGGCGCATATCGCCCGTGGTAAGGTCAACGAAGTGCTTCACGTTGTCCAACAGCTTGTACTGACGCTCGATAACACGAATGTTACGTACGGGTACGGTGCCATCCATAGGCGCACCGGGATACCCTCTCACTACGGCCTGAGCGAAAGAGTCTCTCCTTACGTCCACTGCATCGTACCCGTACGTATACAACTCGCCGCTCTTATGGCGCAAGTATTCTGCATCTTCCTTGCTGTAAAGGATGGCTATGTCGTCTGCGGTCATCCAACGCGAAATAAGCACGTCATTCCACGTTTTTGGGTCGTAATCGTCTGCATCCGGGTCAACTAGGACGTTTTTCGGGTTGAGCTTGATGATTTTCACCTCGCCCTGCTCGTTATCGTCATAGTTCATGCGAATGTCGAGATATCCGCGACTTGTGATGATTCCGTCCGCGAACATGTCGCTACGAAGCCAATCCAACTGGTTGTTGTCGCTGATCTGGCTGAAAACCTTGGTTAAGGTGTCAGCTACCTGCGAATCTGCGCCCGGACCGCGCGGGCGGAAGGAAATCTCGTTGCGTGTCTGTATCTGTTCGCCCAATACGTTCGATACAGTAGACAGAATCTTGTTGATTGTCAGGGCAGGGCGTTTTACCGACTGCAAATACGCCTTATCCATCGGGTCCCACTGATCCCCCGCGAAGAAGTCCTCGCACTGGCGAGCCTTCTTAACATAGTCAATATGTCCATTGTCGCGGCAATACACATAGCGCAGCCACGTCACTCGCGCTTGTTCGGGATTTACTGGCATGTGCTAGTCCTTAGCCTCTGGGCATTGTAATCAGCGAAGCTGAAACGTCTTGTCTATTCATCTGGGGTTGTAAAGAGCCGTAATCCTGTCGCAGCCCGCCGCCGTTAGGCAGGAAGTTCTTCGTGGTCGAAGCCTTTGGGCCTAGATTAGCCAAGTTCGCGTCTACATTGTTGAACTTGATAAGGCTTTCTTGCGGTTGCGGGCTAGCATGAGCCTTATTGTACTGGTCCATGTGCGCAATAACTTCATCATTGGACATCTTCCGACTTGGGCCGATTGTCATGTTAGGGTTCGCAACGTCCGCGCTACCGCGCTGCCACATAGGCTGTCCGTCCGACCCAGTTATCATCTTCCCATGCCCCTGTAGGGCAGGCAACTGACTCTGCTCCCAGTTGCGACTTGTGTTCGCTGAAAGTTGCGCCGACAGCGCACCGGGGAGAGGTGGAGGGGTGGTATTCATGGGGTCTGCGCCTACAGCCCCTGCCAAGTTCGGTGTGGGAAGGGCAGTATCCGCTCCGGCCATTTGTGCCGGATTCTGCTGCATACCGGCCAACCACTGAAACGGCTTCTGCTCCGGAGCAGCGGGCGTCATAGGAGCGGTAGCTACTCCGTTGCGGTTCTTAACGTCGTTTCTAGACAGAGAAAAGAGCTTCGGAATGCCAGTGCTCTGCACCGCGCTGTTGAATCCACCGACTGTAGCCTTCCCCAAAGAGGAAAGCCCTCGCCCTACAGAAGCGTCTGCGGCTGTGACCGTATCCCATGCAGTACCGATGAAGGAGGGGGAGATCGCCGCTTCTGTCTGCTGCTGAGCACTGGCAATATCCGACTGCTGTTGTGGGGTGTATAGCCTCATGTCACGCTCCCATATGCGAAGCGGCAGCGCCGCCTGCAAAGATTCTATCTTTCCAACTCTTTATCTGCTTCTCCTGCGCACGCGCCGGTGGGGTTTTATCGACCACTAGCTTAGCGAGCCACGCGAGTGAGTCAACTATATCATCATGCACACCGCTTGGAAAGCGCAACAACTCCTGTTGTGCAGTGATAGTCCACTCCGTATCCCTAGGGAACACGATCATGTGCTGCTGCATACGCCCCTGAAGCGGACGCGCACGTGCGGCCTTGTCAGTAAGTGGTTTGAGAAGCTCTACACTTGGGTACAGACGGCGCTCGTGACAGCGCTTGTCGAACACAGCACTGATACTCTTCCATATCTGCCCATCCTCAACACCTATGACCGGCAGGTTGTTGCCTACCTGATGCTTCACCGCTTGGTTGAGCATAGCCTCCACGATCTCGAACGCGTTACCGCTCTTGAACCGTATCATGTCCGTCACGTGCAACACATCCGTCTCGTCGTGGTACCCCGTCGTACCTACCGTATAGTCGTTCTGCTGCTTCTCCGTAATGGCAAAGTCCCACGCCTGATACACGTTGTACCGCTGCATGGGCGGGTCCCTGAACACAAAGTGGTCCTTGCTGAAGTAGTTCCCATCGTCAGGTACAGGGTTTTGTTGGTACAGAGCCGACCAGTGCCTAGGCCCGAGGGTCTTCTTGATGGCCGTCAACTGCTTGATGTCGTACCGGTCCACATGCAGCGCATCTCCCGCGTTCCGTATAAGGAATCGGGTGTCGTCTTGGCCTTTCGAGAAGCGAAGAAGCTCTTGTGTGCGCTCGTCGTAGCTGTGCCACTCGTCCTCAACGGCCATTGCGGGGTATTTTATGACCTCAAACTGGTCAAATTCAGGGTCTTCCTTCATATACCGCTGCAAACGACCCGCCAAATCGTCGTCATGCCAACAAGTCTGCACTACAAGCACTCCACCGCCCGGTGCAAGACGTGTATAAGCCGTTGAAGTGTACCAATTCCAGTTCGCTTCACGAATTGTCTCTGAATCCGCCTCTTCGTGCGACTTAACAGGGTCGTCGATGGTCAAAATATGGGCACCTTTACCCGTAATACCACCTCCAATACCTGCTGCTACGTAACCACCACGCTTTTTGTCCAATCTCCACGCTTCTGCGCTCTGAAAATCGGGGTGTAGACGCGTTTCAGGGTACATCGCCGCGTATTCTTCGCTCTTTACGATGTCTCTGATGCGTCTAGAGAAGTCCGTAGCCAATGAGACGTTGTAACTTGTCCCGATGAACTCGTCGTCGGGGTACTGCCCGAGGTGCCAAGCAGGGTACATCTTCGACACAATCTCGCTTTTGCCATGTCGGGGCGGCATTAGAAGCATAAGGCGTGGACTCTTGCGGGCTTTTACGTCTTTTGAGAACTTTTCTAAGCGCGAACATATGTCTATATGCACCCATCCCGGTTGATAACTGCCGTGAAAGTACTTAACAAACTCGATGAGTCGTCTTCGCCTTATTTCTCTGGCGACTAACTCCTGCTTAATCCTACTTTGTACGGCTACTTGGTTCATTTATGTCCGATGGTACGACTATATGCAGGGTTACCTGCGTTGTAATTCCTAGCAACCGGGTCGTTATGGGCCATATCGTACATATCCATCACAGGTCCTGCTAGTCCAAGTACGGGATTCGCCAGTGCTTCTGTACCCATAGCAAGTGCACGCATCCCTGTGTTACCAATAGCGTTGTACCCAATCGTCCTTAGCCCGCGTTTCCAAGGGGTTGCGTTGTCATACACCTGCGCGAAGTTCCCCTGAGCATCAGGGGTATACACTCGAATGGGGTCAGTGAATCTATTGATGTGCGCACTCTCTGGAGTTCCGTGAGTAGCCGGATAGCCGTTCTTGGTTGGCATACGCCTATCATACGGCCTAGGGTTTCCGTTCGTTTCCAGTTCTATAACAGCGCCGTATCCGTTTCTGTCCGGACTTACATAATGAGCGAGGGGTGCGTTTCTACTCCAGTAGGCCCTGCCTTGGTAGTCCTCCGTTCCTTGAACCACACCGGTCTTCATGAGGTCTTCTAACCCAGAAGCTCCGTGCCCTCTGTACATGTTGAACTCTACGTGCCGAAGGCCGGGAGTTTTTGCTGACAATTCTCTGTTTAGATTAACTGCCATCTTGTATCTCCTTAAACTCACCTTCGACGGTGTGTTCTTCCAACAAAGCGTACAGTTCTTGATCAGTCAGGGTCTTCAACTGCGTCTGGAAGTCAGCGCTCTGTACATTAACCTCATGTTTCACCACTTCAGGCTCGTAGTAACCTAGCATCTTACCCAGTTCCCTGCCGCCTTGTATCATTGTACTAGGTTCGGCCATAACACGCGCCATTTCTACCCCGTCAAGCAGGATGTTTGCGACATCCTCCTTCGTAATCTTCATCTTGATGCGCAAATCTTCGCGCCTTTTCGCTACCTCATAGCTCACATTCTCTTGATTCAGCACCCTCGATACACTCGCGGGCTTCATGTCGAGCTTCGCCGCTATCTGATGCTTGCTCAGGTTCTGGTCCACGAACATATGCGTGATCTGTTCTTGCTCTGGCTTCAATGGTTTGGTCATTTGCACGATGGAACTAGGCTCCCTTGCGGTAGACGTGACAGGCTTGCGTCTTGTGTACTGTTTTTGCATTTATAGACCTACGGTCTGATAGTGATTTTGCATGGGAAAAATCATACCATAAATTTTTATAAAAATTTTTGTACGTTGGGCGTGGTTAGACTCTCTGGGTGTGGGTCGCCTCTGACCCACCCCACTTCGGATTCGGGATTGTCAACCCGAATAAGGAGTCTCTCAACCTCTTTTCTAGGAGAAAACAAATGACATTCAAAGAAGCCAAAGCCGCACGCGGCCACGTCCAATCCACTAACAGTGTATTGGTAACAGTCCTCAACTATGTTGGCGAACAAGCCAATAGCGTAGTGGATGCATCACACGTGGTAGCTACGCACGTGCAAGCGAACTTCAATGTTCACAAGTTCTACCATCAAGAGATGGTAGCAACCGCTGAAGAACAGGTGTTCCAACGCCTTGCACGCAAGAACCTCATCGAGGTTTAACCAACAAGACCCTACACAGAACATCGTGTAGGGTCTTTTTTATTGTTGGTGCATCTAGGCCACTAGATGGATCGACTCACGCAACGATGCGTGGTAGTAGCACGGTGGCGCACCGAATGCGTCTAATAACCTAGGAGAATTACCAATGAGTGTACTAATCACCTTCAACGCTAAAACCGGCCTTTGGGAGACTAAAGTCTCCTATTACGGACATACAGTGACGGGAACGTCGATGTCCTTGGAGGCCGCTTATAGCTTTTCACAGAGGGAAATGTCTTATTTATCAGAGACTTATCCCAAGAAATAACTGCGGTATGCCTCGTCAGGGGCATATCAGAGGTATTTTGCAGCCATTCAACTTTGTTTACCGGGAGGAAACAGGTGTAACGCGTAACACTTCTGTTACACCAAAAAGCCTTATAAAACAGGTTTGTAACACTGTTACACTTAAAATCATCCTCCCAGATATAGGAGAGAATTAGATGTTAGTATTTACTAACACACTAATTACTCGTTTATAGGAACTGAGCTTCAGGCAGTGTAATGCCTCGTTTTCCTTGTAACTTATTGATTGCTAAGCAATACCTCTGTTACACGGTATGTTTTCATCTAAAACACTTCACAACTCATTGATATAGAAAGAAAATATATGGAATCACGCCCAAAAGTCCTCGACAAAGTCATAAATGGGGTCATCTATTCGAGAATCGTTCGCATTCAGACGCGTTCGTATGTCAAGTTAATTGTCTATGCTCGCTCCTCGATTGGTGACCTTATCCCTATTTATACCGCCAACGTTGTTGGATCAGGAAAATGGGGTCCGTATGCTATGGCAGGACGTATCGCACGTAATGTCATAGCGAAGCATTATGAATACTAGTGTTTAGTCCATTGCCTAGCGTGCTAGGCCTTGGACTACGCATTTGCGTAGGGTAACTAGGAGAATCAAAATGAAGAAACAAGAAACAATGCTAGAAGAAGCTATTTCTAAGCATGATCACTATGTCACATTCCGTATGACTATGAATGACATGATTATGGTGTTTCGTACTATGTACGTCGCCTTTGTCAAACAGACTGCTGAGAATGCTGAAGACATTGGTATGCATGAGTTCAATACCATTGATGAGGCTACTACCTGTCAACGGTCATTGGAACAGGCTATAGGCAATTGGATGTCGCATATGGATTATCGCGGTAATGAGAACTTCTATCTGGAATCTCGATTGGTAACCCCTACGATAGATTATGAGTTGTTGCTTCGAAAGTATATAGCTCTCATTGCAGAGCAAGAGGGCACTACTCACATTCGATTTGCAACTGATCGTGATTTCACTCACACCGAGATCGACGAACTCACGCGCCTGAGTAACAAAGGGTATGTGTTTAGTTATGAGACTGGTGAAGAGTAGTACATAGCCCATCGCCCTGTTTGCAGGGCTTTGGAGTGTGCACTACGTACACTAACCCTGCTCGGGTAAGAGCAACAATTCATCTATCTAGGAGAACAAAGATGAAAAAACTTACGTCGCTGTTGGGTGCCATTGGTTCTGGTAATGGCAATGTCGCAACCACTGTGTTGCTGTCGTTGCTGTTCAGGGCTGGCAATGCTCTCAACGATGCGGTTAGTCGTGAAATTCGTGGTGTGGTTATCGCACCTATGGACATGGCTCTGCAAGATATGCTCGGCTTTGATGGTGAGCAGCTTGCTAAGCCCGCGACTATCTCGGATGCATCAACTCTGTACAACGCTACTTTGGTAGCTTTGGTTGAGTGGGTGCGTTACACCGAGGCTGATGCCAAAGGCAGACAGCACCGTCCGTTTGCATGGCTTGCTGAACCGTCCAAGACTACTGGTAAACAGAAGCTTCGCACAATTCCTGAGTTGTTTGACGATATTGCTGAATATCGCGCATCTCAATCCTTTGAGCACATCAAGCAACAGCTTGAAACGCTCTCGTGGGTTGGCGCTATAAAGAAAGCAGAATCTGCGAACATCTTGGAAGCTCGCAAAGTTGCTGAACTCCAAAAGCAGAAGGACGAAGCCAAGGACAAGCTTGCGTATGTGGCTGACTGGAAGGCAGAACTCAAAGCACTGAGCCTGTTGACCAAGGATGACTTATACGAAACCATTGATCGTGCAGCGAAAGCGTGCAACATCAGTGATTCGCTTGTCAAAGAAGCTGCTGCTTCTTCGATCGATATGAGCGTACAGCGCCTGATGAAAGGCGAGTATGTGAACATCGACCCTGAAGTGGCTGCTATGGCTCGTTGATATAGAAATATATCGTGTAGTAAGTAATACCTAGCACGAAGCCTATTACAGAACATCGTAGTAGGCTTTTCGATGGGTAGTATGCTTTACCATCTCTTCCACCGCTTACGCGGTTAGTTGTCTCTCATAGCGCATAGTACTGCACCCGCTTGCGGGTACACGCTACGCGTTATGCACTTCCATCTCTCAGAGTCCTATATACATATATAGGCCTTATTAATGCCTCTCAGTGCCTAGGAACACTGTGAAATGACTCTTCTCTCACCAATGTACATGGAGGTACATATGAAACCTGTCTCTTATACCGATAACCAAGCCTGCGTACTGCTCGAAGTGGAGCAGGTTATCGAAGACTTGCCTGCTGATTGGCACGGCGACGCTGCTATCGAAGGACTCACTTCGGCCTCTGCTGAGGATCACATCGCAGCGCTTCAGTTGCTCGAAGCACTTGAGCAACATCAACTCGGATTTATGACAAAGGAGCAATTACGTGAATATCTATGAAGAAGACGAATTATCCCGCGCAATTGGCAATGCGTGCATGGAATTTGACGAAAACCCAACTATCGCTCAGATAGTGGATCGACTTCGTATGCCATACACACTTACTCGTGACAAAGTTGCTAATAAGCACATCGTCTCGATTAACTCTTATGTATTCCGGGTCTATAAAGACTCCGAATTTGGGTGGGGTTGGACGCACCTCACTCAAAACCCTTAGTAGCGTCACATTATCAGGCATATGCCTATAACTGAAATCTTAGAAGGAGATTTACCATGAACTTGAAAGATGCAGTATCTCGCGTATATGGCGAGGAAGTAGCCATCACAGTCTTGCGTCAAGTAGCTTTTGACGCGGGTCTTGATCTCAACCGTGCACTCAGTGCTAAGTTGCGTCCCGTTAAGGAACTTGACGATGAACTGAAGGCTTTGCTCAGCGTTGGTGATGAGCCTGAAATCAAGGACATCAACCCGGAGGTTGCTGTTCACGCAGTCAATTTATGCACTAGCGCACTGCGCGATCTCAGCGATATCACTGAAGCTGATGATCAGGGCCGCAAATCAAAGCCCCACGCATGGCTCGCCGGTGCATCGAATGTGTCTGGCCGACCACACATCAGCACTGTTGGTACTGTGTTGGTCGACGCGGTTAACTTCCGTGCTACGTCATCCAATGACCATGCATTGACACAGATGAATGTGCTGAAGATCAACGGGCATATGACCGATACTCAGTTGGAATCCGCGAAAGAAGTAAATGCGCAAAAGGCAGCAGATGATGCACAGCAAGCATTGCGTGATCGCGTAGCGCTTATCCCCAACTGGAAGTTGGACTATGAGCAGTGTCGCCAGTTGGACTTGGCTGATCTGGCTCAGGAATTGGAAACAACCGTGGCTAACCTCGGTTGGGACCTCGACGGATACGTCAAAGCAGCATGTGCCAAGAGCATTGAGTTCAGTAAGGAACGACTCATGGCAGGCGGATACGTCAACATCAACCCGGATGTCGCTGCACTTGCAGCTTAATCCACTATCGTCCATATGGACATAATCGTAAGGAGAATATCATGAAGGCTAACACCAAAGAAGTGACTACCCCTGAAATCACATACGCTACGTATGCCGAAAGAGTAGCTGCAATCAAGGGCGAATCTGTGAAAGCAGTTGAGCCTGAAACTCCCAAGATGGGATTCATTGCAGCAACTCATTTGGTTGCTACGAACGTACAGGCAACGCTTGCTGTTCACGCAGACATGCATCCTGTCATGGTCGAAGCGGCCAAGCAAGATGTTCTTGATCGTCTCATCAAATCCGGAGCGATCTGATCATGGGTGACTTCCTGCTGCTATCAGTAGGAGGCGTCATCGGTCTGTTCATCATCTTATCCCGGATGCCCCCGTGGATTCTATTGAGTATCACGAGCAATCTGTTCATCGCGGATTTGCTCTTCACGATCCTCATGTACTGGATTCACTGGGGCACCTTTTCTGGTATGGCTGTAGCCACAATCACAGCCCTGCTTGGATCAGGCGCATTCCAAGCCCTGCGTAAAATGTGGGGCTATAAGGAGAACGGCGTATATATAAAGGGACTACTAAATGTATACCGATATCAAAGCCGCTAGATGGACCTATGAGATGCGGGAACTTCAGTTCTCGATAGCCCATATCTACAACAAGTATCACATTACATTCGAAAGGAAGCCGACATCATGGCTAGGGTAACGAAAGAACAGAGGGAATACATCCTTCGCAAGTTCGATCAGGCAGCGCATAACAAGATTCAAGACATGTCTGTTAATACCAAAGACGATATTAGTCTCACGGTAACTATCAAGGACCCAATCATCGTCAAGCTTGCACGTGGTTGGCGTCAACAGCCGTACCGCATCAATAACTCATCAGATATCGTTCAGTATGTTGAGTCATGCGTGCGTAAATCCAAGAACCCAGAACTTCGCAAGTTCTTGAACGAGATCGAGCGAGTGGAACTCGCTCAAGTGAAGATTGCAGAGATGCGCGAAGCTCTGATCGAGACTACAATTCTCGGCGGCTCCGACCTAGGAGACATGTTGAGAATCTTTATGAACAAATTGGAGGAACTGTGAGGGACAAAAATGAAGAGTTCCGCAAGAGAAAAGCCAAAGACGGACACGTACCACGAGGCAGCCGCCGCCGTCTTATCCGCGCAATTGCGCCGCCACAAGGGCGGTCCGCACAACCGCAGTCTGAGAAAATCTAATCGAGATCGGAGACATTATGAAGACCAAGCAACAGAAGTATGAAGAGGCAGTGCAACGTGCACTGCCCAACGCCAAGCGCATCGTCGCAGCAGTAAATGCTGAAGGTAAATCGTACACATTCAACGAGCTTAAGATCAAGCTCGGCATTCGTAAGAACGATACTTCGTTCGATGAACAACTCCAAGCAATAATGTACAAGATTCTAGGCGATGCAATAGCCAAAGGACTCTAACGCTACAGGACAGCAGTGAGGCGGGCCTGCCGTGCACATGAGTGGACGAACAACCTCCAACTCATCTTGGATAAGGTGCATCCTGCAAAAGCGGTAAGCAGGACATTCCACTAAGGAGCTATCATGAAGAAAAAAGAATTGCGGCATCGGCTTAACAGGCTCCAAAGTGAGCTTGAACATCTAACTAATGATCATGAGCAGTTAAAAGAAACGTATGACCGCATTAAGTATCGCGCACAAGTACTACTAGAGACGCAACAGATACTATCTACCATATTTAACAAGTTATCCCCTATGCATCAAGCGTTATTCTGGAACTTTGCTATCCAAACTAATGGCGATGTAGTTAATTTAGGGGTGTTTAAGCGATGGAAGGAGTCATTAAGTTATGCTAAGTACGAATGCCTTCGTGAATTTACATACCAATACATATTTGCAGTTAAACGATCTGAACAGAAGAATAGCAATTCTTCGAATGATTCGTGAAGAACGACTAAACTTTTTACAGGGGGCTGGGCTGACTCCTAGCAGTCGATCGGATGTGACTCCATGCGCATCCTGCCCCCACCTTATTCGGAGGTGATCGTGAGCAGTAGAGCATACTATAAAGCGTACGAGCAATCCGAAGCAGGAAAGGCTCGTAGGAGAAAATACAGAGCGACAATGTACGCAAAAATGACTCCTCAACAAAAAGAACGATTGAGAGAGCGCAATGCAGCATACAGAGAACGGAAACGAGCAACTCCAGAGCTAATAGCTATTGCCAAAGAAAAGAGCAAGGCTGCGGATAAACGCTATATGGAGAAGAAGGCGCAGTCTCTAGGTATAACAGTCGAAGAATACAAAAAACAAACAAATCGCTATTACGCCCAGAAAAAGAAAGAACAACAACAAGAGCTACTTAAAGTAGTCGTAGAAGCAAATCGTGTTTTATCTATCCACAACAAACTAAGGAGCCTATCCAATGTTAACGCAAATGCAGAAAGAAATACTGAAGCAATTCAACATCCTGACAACCAAGCCGGAGTTGACTCCGGGGGAATCACGCAAGCATCGCTCGATGGCACGCTACGCAGACACAGTGGCACACACAGTGGACAGCCAGAGACGTGCGGGCGAGAAGACACCGGCAGCGAAATGACCAAAGGAGACATAACCGTGGCAAACAAAACAGAACAACTGCTTCAGTACCTCATCGACAATTGGAGCAAGAGTTTTACGCTGTATGAACTTGCTTCGGTTATGGACCTTACACCGTCTGGCGTTAAGTACCACATGCAGAAGGTCGTACGTAGGGGGCTAGTCGATGTACTTGATGCACCCAAAGGTACACCGTTCCAGTTTAAGTATCACAAGAACACATCTCGTGGTAAATCCGAGACTATCTATATAAATGAGAAGGGGCATCAAATGCCATCGCCCATTCCAGTATTCTACGACTCAGCCCCACCCATCGAGGAACCGGCAGAAGTAACATCATTATCTGAATTACTCCTGCGTGTTATCTCTCTTGAGAAGCGCATTGAAGAGCTTCAGTATCCTCAAGAAGTTAGTAGCAAGCCCAGAATCACCATCAGTCCAGATGGGACGGTGCACATATCATGACACCTAAGACTGGAGGTCTGGAATGAAGTATGGTGAATACTTCGACAGGAACAAAGCCCGTATCGATCAGTACGGGCAGTTCTATTACCACTTTGATGGTTATTTCGTCCGCTTTGTTAATGGCTCGATGGTCTGTACAGCGCGTGAAACTGACCCTTGTGATCGCAGATTATACACAGGCTCAGGTATTTCTTTGATCTCATCTTCTGAGGCCAAGAAACTGTACTCCAAAGAGGACGGCCTGCTGAAAGACTCGTGGCTTGGTATTCCCAAGATTCAATACTTCGCCCATGACGTACACAAAGGCGTGATTGTCTCTACGCGTGGCAGTGACATACCTGAACGACAGTACATCCCTATGAATCTACAAGGGTACCCTGTGTACTGGGCCAATGAAGAAGCCCTGCCTATTGGCTTTGCTTGTAGATACTCCAAGCCTGTGACTATGACAGTAGATGAAAAGGCATACTTCAAGGAAGCCCTTGCAGCAGGTAAATTTATTGCTAAACTTAGTCCTAATTCATACTTTGCAGAAGAGCTAGCCATACAGGACATGCGAGTGGCTATGAAGAATGGCGTCGTCCCTTCAGCCTATGCAGCAGGGCTGAAAATTCCTGAAGTAAATATGCTCGTCGGTACCAAGGCTCCCTTCAAGCGGGAGACTATTCGAACTAGGTTCTTATACACAGATGCGAGTCAAATATGACAAACAAAGTGATCATGCTTACCGCAGAGGTGAAAGCACTTGGCGATGAGAACGAATCCCTCCGCGCCAAGGTCGCGGAACTGCGTGAGTACATTACAGAGCGGGAGCGATACATAACGGAACTGGTAGCGGAAATCATCAAGCTCCGCGACAAGGTGGCGGAACTGGAAGCAGAGAACGAGTTGATATATCAGGCAAACAAAGACTGCATGAGTGTTGCATCTGAACAGCAGGCGATACTCCGCGCCAAGGTGAAGGAGTTGGAAGGCGACCTTCAAGCAATGACCGAGTGCGCTAAAGGTCATGACGCCGCTAGGACGAAGTATCAAATTGAGGCGGAAGAACTCCACTCCAAGGTAGCGGAACTGGAAGCGCACCAAGAGAAGATGAGCAAGTTGGCAACGCCATCGGACTTTAACCGTGAGTTTGTAGATTACCTTCAGAAACGATTGCACGAACGAGAAGCAATGCTCCGTGAGATTATTGATGAGTGGGACAATGGTTTGAAATGGGAGCTTATGGTAAAGGCGATTGAAAAGGCAAAGGAGATACTGAAATGAAACTGACAATAGATTTAGACGAAGAGTGGACATACGAAGAAACCATCTCTGCCGCAATTAAGACCGCAATCGAAGAAGAGATCGGCAAAGAGATTCGCAAACTGGTTAAGGAAGCCGTAACAGAGAACCGCGCCGCAATCGTTGCCGTTGCTAGTGCCTATGCAAAACGTATGGTAACTGAAGCACAGACTGCGCTTGGTGTGAAATGAGACATTTCAAAGTCGGTGAAGAAGTCCTACTCAACACAGCGCCTCTGTTCGCCAGTCCCATCCGTACTGACAAGTGGATAGACGCTGAGATTGTTTCCAAAGACCACGGTAACCCACCAAGGTACTGGGTATTTCACGACTGCGGCTCACCCTTGTGGGTATCAAGCCATTTTCTCAAGGAGAAACCAGATGAGTCAATTCACCCTGCTCCGTAGAGCAATCAAAAACCATCCCACATCCAGACACAACCAACGTGAATGGATTAAATCTGTGCTGTACCTACGATCAAGACCCGGAGGTTCGATATGGCGTGCCGACATTCAGACTCAGTATTCGCCTGTAGTATCTTCACAAGCATCGTCCTCATCTGCCTCGCAGTAGGATATTTGACGGGTCGATATATGCGACCTACCATAGAACTTTGCACGGTAATAATCAAAGATGGACATGGAAACATACACGAACTTGGAGGGACTCTCTCCCAAGGACAGGATTCTGTATCTACTGAGTACAGACGTACTGACAAGCAGTGAAATGGCCGAGATCATCGGCGTCACTCGCCAGTCTGTGAACTGGAACCTTGCACAGCTAGAGCAGAAGAAGCTCGTCAAGCGCAAGGGACGTAGCAACAGAAAGAATGGTGGCATCGTCTACTACTGGACACTAGGCACTGGCTCAACAGTCAAGCCTTTGGTCCGCAAAGAGAACGAGAACGCAGGTGTACCCAAGGTACGCCGCAATTCTTGCGCACCCAATGAAGTACCCAAAGCAACTAACTGGCTAGGAGGCTATTGTGTTAGACCTGAATGAGATTCGTCAGATCATGGCGAGCTTTATGCAAGATCATCCACGTGGGTCCTTGGACAGTGCGTTGTTCTACGCAATGAAGCATGTCTACAAGGAAGGATACGAACATGGACGAGTGGCGGTATTGTCCGAGGTGCAAGAGCGAGAACGAATTTCGCCCTGAATCCAAAATATGCATCACTTGTGAGCATGAGCACAAGATGCTTCAAGCTCACGCAGATAAGAAGTTCAATCAGCAAACCGTAACATCCCCCTCCCGCATCGGCTTCTACCATACTCAACGAGTTGTTAAGTATGGCGAAGCCGTTGCTGTCTTACTAGAACACAACTTTAAGGAACAAGATAATGACTGAAAAATTCGAAGGCACCTGTCCGTCCTGCGGGCAGGAAGACATGACCAACCAGACGGCTCTCGCTACGTCGCAGACTGCACTGATCTATGACAGCGAGACTCGTGAGTTTGGCATCATCATGCCTAGCGTGTCAGACGATACAGACATGTCCCCGCAGCAGATCGTACTCGTAGCCTGCCTCATGCGTCTCAACGAAGATGAAGCATGGGTCAACGAGATGTTCGACTATGCGAAGGACAAGTTCGAAGCGCACAGCAAGATCATTCTTCCTAATTAATTATGGATGCGTTTGAACTCGAAATCTATTATATGCACGCATACTGCAAACGATTTCCTTCATTCGTAACATCTAGAGCGTTTCAAGAATGGGCAGCAGCGCATATAGAGATGTTCGATTCTAAATACGACGAATTTTTAATAAAACTCAACAAGGAGCCAAAATGAAAGCATCAGGAGTAGCCAACCTCGTCAAGAAATTCTACAGAATCAAAAGGCCGTTGTTTATTCACGGACCTGTTGGCGTGGGTAAATCAGAAGTTGTACGCAATGTAGCTAAGGACCTAAATGTAGGCCTGATTGACGTACGACTCAGTCAACTTGACCCGGTAGACCTTCGCGGTATCCCGGTTGTATCTGGCAACACGACAGTATGGAAGACACCTGACTTCCTCCCTAAATCCGGTTCAGGCATCTTATTCTTCGATGAGGCAAACAGTGCACCACAATCAATCCAAGCCGCCATGTATCAGTTGGTTCTTGATCGGAAGCTTGGTGATTACACTCTCCCAGATGGTTGGAACATCTTCTTGGCCGGTAACCGTGCTATCGATAAGTCTATTACTCATCGCATGGGTGACGCACTGAAGAACCGTATGGGGCATGTGGAGTTCACGCTTGATCTCGACGATTGGTGCAAGATCGCTATTGACCGCAACTTCCACCACGGTATTCTAGCGTTCAACCGCTACAAGCCTAGCGCACTGCACTACATGGCAGCAGGACTTGGTCATACCGATCAACAGAATGCACAGAAGCAGGCTATGTCTGAGCAGATGGCTCTTAATACACCACGTTCGTGGGAGATGCTCAGTGAAGCTCTTGCTGATAACGAGCCTATGGACCCAGTTGATGAAGGTGAGATGATCAACGGCATCATCGGTGAGTCTACCGGCGCTATGTTCCAAGGATATCTCAAGATTTATCGTAAGCTTCAGTCTCCTGAAGAGATCATCATGTCTCCCAAGACAGCTAAGGTCGATGAAGACCCCGGTGTTCTGTATGCAACGATGACAGGTATTGCATCTCGTGCTACCGAGGCTAACTTCGAGAGCGTTATGCAGTATGTCGAGCGTTGTCCTGCTGACTTCCAGATTCTCGCACTACGAGATTGTATGGCTCGTAATCGTCAGCTTCTGACAACGACAGTGTTTAACAAATGGGCAGCTAAGTACGCATCTGTCCTATTCTAATAAGGAGAATATATGGCAACCGTACGAATCACGCGTGACATTCGTCATGCAATTCAGCGCAACGTGAGTTCGATGTTCGAGAAACCAATCCAAGAAGCGAAGGATAGGATTCGTTCTCAAGGCGATCTGGTGTATTCACACCTGATCCCTCCTGAGATTCAGCAACACATGGCGAAGATTCCTGCATCTTACTTCGAGCAGGACCAGTCCACGTCCGTGTACCTCAAGCTCAACGGCGTCAAGGAAGAGAACTGGACTGTACGCTTTTCGGAAACCAAGCTGCTTCCGAAGATATTCAGTCCGTACGGCTTGTTGCCGCTTCGTACCTTTGATCTGGAAGACCCGAAGAACATCGCTCTTAAGGACGCATTCGAAGGTCCCCTGCGTGAGTACACCGCTATCGTAGATCGACAGAAGGTTCTGTACGAACAAGTCACTCGTATCATGGACAACAACGGTACCGTTGGTATGTGCATCAAGGCATGGCCTCAGTTCTACGAGATTCTCCCAAACAGCATCAAGCAGCGACACGATGAAGTTGTGGAGAAGACTAAGAAAGAGACTACCGTTCTTGATGATGAAACTATCGCTGCTATGAATACTTCACTAATGGTAGGCAAACTCGCAGGAGGGTAATATGCTAGAAGAAAATGCTATGCTTTGTAAGGTAGCAATATACATGTGGAACAATGAAAGCGTAGACAATGAATCTGCCCAAGAACTTGCAACAACGCATAAAGTCGAAAAATACACCAAGGTCAAGCGCATCCATCTTCCAGAGTATTGTCTTGACCGTATTCGTTCAGTTGCAGGCAACATTCGCTTGTATCATTCAGCTAATACGCTGCCTTTTCTTGATCGCGGCATTCGTCTTCTTCCTTCCACAAACTACTTCGATTATATACAGGGCCTTTCGGAACGGAGAGTAGCCTTCGACGCTGCGGTTGAAGAGTTCATCACTCAACTCCCGGTATATATCGCAGACGCCAAACAAAAATTCGGGAGTAAATTCGATGCATCCTATATCCCCTCTGTGGAAGAGCTTCGTAAAAGGTTTCGTGTTGAGCCTGTGTTCATGCCTATTGCGAATGCTAGCGACTGGCGAATCCAACTGGAAGCCAAGACAGTTGCCGACCTCAAGACTCACTACGAGCACAGTCTCGATGCCATTAAACAGGAAGCAACTGCGCACCTCTGGGCAGAACTGGAGGAAACAGTATCCCATTTCATCGAGAAGCTCGAAACGCCCAAGGCGCGTATTCACGATACGTTAGTACCAAACCTGCTTGATAAGGCCAAACTCGTTAAGAGGTTGAATACGCTCCATGACAAAGACATCGATGAAGTCTGCGACAGAATTATCCAATCAATCGACGGCCTCGACACGTTCTCGATTAAAACGGCAGACTCTCTTAAATCACAGGTTTTACAAGTATATCGAGGAATTAAGGAGACGATCTATGTGTGTAGGGTTCAGCAAAGCGTCCAACCGTAGGACAGAGTCGTACGAACTCCGTATAGGACACTATGACTTCCTTATCTCTTACGAGACTATCGTAGCAGTTCGATGCATGGAAGGACACTACAAGCTCAAGAATATATGGGGTCCTACTACTGGACGCCATATCAACGAGTATGGTGGTAGAGACTGGCCGGTGATCTCACATGAAGAAATGCATGGGTTCGTTAACCGAGCCATTGTCGAAACAGCGGGTGACTTAGTACAGGAGAGAATCGGTGGCACGAAATAAGGAAAAGTACATAGTGCGTAGATGGTACGAGCGCCATAAGCGTCCTACCATAGTTGTTTCTAGCCATTCCAGTATGGCAAAAGCAATACTTGCTGTATTTAAACTGCGTATTGCAGGTACTACGGTACCTTTATGTATTACAAGGGAGAATCATCTGAACGTCGTCAGGGGACCGTCGTGGGACGAATGAAAGACCTAATGATTCAAATGGAAGAAGCCGAACATTTTGG